CCCGCCGGTGGTGGACAGGGGTTCGTCTATCATCGCCGGTCCGCCGCAGAAGTGGAGAAGCGGGCGAAGCAGACAGGCGGTGCGTTCGAGTCGTACATACGCGACGACATCCCGGTGTACAAGGTGAAGGAGGGTACGAACATCCTCCGCATCTTCCCACCTCCCTCTCGCGACTACGATCATTTCGGCATCGACATCTTTACACACTTCGGCATCGGCATCGAGAAGAATACGTATCTGTGCCTCAACAAGATGCTGGACACCCCCTGCCCGGTGTGCGAAGAGCACGGTGAGGTCCTTTCATCGTTCGGCGGTCGGCAGCTGACGGATGACGACAAGAACGCACTTCGTCCTTTCAACGCCGGCAAGCGTGTCCTGATGTACGTGGTAGATCGGCAGGAGGAGGAGAAGGGACCACAGGCGTGGCCGTCTCCGTGGACTCTGGATCGCGAGATCACCAACCAAATGCAGGACAAGCTCACAGGCGAAATCCTGTATATCGACGACCCGGAGGTAGGGTTCGATATCAACTTCAGTCGTCAGGGAACGGGTATCGCTACCAAGTATGTGGGGCTGCAGATTGCTCGTGCTCAAAGCGCTCTGCACCGTGATGCTCGAAAGATGAAGGAATGGCTAGACTTCGTCACCAACAATCCGCTTCGGGACATTCTTGTGTATCGTGAGTACGACCGTATTCACAGGGCTCTTCACCAGACCACAGGTACGGGCGCCGGTGAGGGAACCACAGCAACTTCGGCGACGGATTCAGGTGGCGACGATCTGCCTACCGAGGCGGAGCTCATGCGAATGGACGCCGAGGAATTGGACGCCGTCGCAGCGGAACTCGAGATTGACGTGGATGGTGTGGGTGACGACGAACTCGTTGACTACATGGTTGCAGAGGTGGAGGAGCTTCGCGCGGGTGGTGGTCAGTCTCCGGTAGACAGGGCACGTCAACTGTCGGTTGGTCGTATGGACAACAGTGGTGTAGACGACGACATCCCCTTCTAAGGAGGACCTGTCATGTCCAAGGAAAGAGTAGTGGTAGAGGCCACCGTCGTCCACTCTACGGACGACGCGGTTCTTCTGGACCACGGTGAGGACGAGCCTACCTGGGTGCCGAAAAGCGTCGGGGAAGAAAACGACGACGGCGACTGGTTGGTGGAGGAGTGGTTCGCTCACCAGAACGGAATGATTTAGGAGACCACCGTGCCTGAACGAAGACGACTGAAAAGGAGGCGGGCCCACGTGCCCGCCCGTCATTACCTGACGCTGCCTCCAGGCGAAAAGGAACAGGATTACATAACATCCGGGTGCACCGTTTTTGATTGTGCCTTGGGAGGAGGATGGGCCGCTCGACGAATGATCAACATTGTAGGTGACAATTCAACTGGTAAGACACTTCTTGCCATAGAACTCACCGCGAACTTCGCACGGGCTTTTCCGCAAGGTGCGATTAAGTACGCAGAGGCGGAGGAGGCGTTTGACCACTCCTATGGTCGTTGCGTCGGACTCCCATCGTCTCGGGTCGAGTTCCTTTCGTCCCCGCATGAACATGGTGTGATGTTGGTTGAGGACGTGTACAAGTGGCTAGATGAGGCAGCCGACTGGTGCAACAAGAAGAAGCAGCCCCTGCTTTTCATTCTGGATTCTCTCGATGCTGTTTCTTCTCGCCAGGAAATGGCACGTGATATCAACGATGATTCCTATGGCACCGAACGTGCGAAGAAGGTCGGGGAGGCGGTCCGAAAGGTCAACGCGAAGGCTTCCAAGGCTGGCGTTACCATCGTCATTATTTCGCAAACACGGGCGAAGATAGGAGTCACGTTTGGCGCCACGAAGACACGGTCGGGCGGCGCGGCGTTGGACTTCTACGCATCTCAGATTGTTTGGCTATCCGAGATCAAGCTGCTCAAGAAGACCATCCGCAAAATCGAAAGACCAGTTGGAAAAGTCATTCGAATTCGAGTACGGAAAAACAAGGCTGGGTTACCGAACCGGGAGTTAGAGCTTCCATTGATTTACGGTTATGGAATCGACGACATGATGGCCCACGCCGAGTTCCTAGATAAGGCCATTGGTTTCGACGACCCACGTATAGCGTCTCTCGGGTTGGTGAAGTCTACCTACAAGGAAACGATCACTAGGTTGCGAGACTCCCCCGGTCCAATACGTGGAAATGCTAAGGCGCTTCTGAGTGAAGTAACGGAAGAAGCGTGGAACGAGATTGAAACCCGCTTTATTCCGAAACGGGGGAAGTACGAGTGAGCCCATACATCCCGAATTACGAAGTCACCAAGCTCGTTCTGAAAACGATAAGGGGTCACAAGAACGTAGCACACACCCCGTACTATCTTCAGCAGATTCTTTCAGAAGCGGGGGTGGACTATTCCCTCTATCAGAGGTGGATGACGGCCGGGGCCATGATGCACAAAGCCCCGGCTAGTGAGACGCGTGACTTCGTGGGTAATCATGTGCTGCAGAGGCACTGTACTCATTTCTACGAAACCATAACTGAGCAGCTTGCCCGACATACAGAGCTTGGACCTGTCAGGGAACTGCACGGACCGCAGAGGTTCATTGATTCCAAGGTATATCAGAAGTACGGGATGTCCCTTACGGATTACTTGCTTCAGTTTCTTTACGGAAGATACTACTTGAACGACGCATGCCACATGGTGCACATATCTCGCAGCACGTTCTGGCGTTGGTTTCGGTGGGGCAGGTTGGGCTCTTCATACGGCAGGTTTAGGGATTTTTACACACGCACCAGATTCTGTTTGTTAATGAACCACGTATTCGAGGACAAACCAAATGGTCAAGAAGAAGGCAAGCGCAAAATCGAAAGGCGGTGGCCGCAAGTCAGCAGCAAAAGGAGGCGGGTACGAGAGGTGGTGCGCAAAAGAGCTGTCCTTGTGGATCACTAACGATTCCACCGAGGACGCTGTTTGGAGGTCTGCGGCGTCCGGAGCCAAGGCCACCATGCAGGCGAAGGGAGGTGACGCCGCGGAAACTCATGTCGGGGACCTGATTCCTGTAATGACAGAGGCGTTCCCTTTCTTCGAAACATTCGCGGTGGAATGCAAGAGGGTGAGGCTGCTGCAGTGGCGTTCTATGTTTAACCCGGGTGTGAAGTGCAACATTCAGGAATTTTGGAATCAGGCTGTCAGCCAGTCAGCATGTCGCATTCCCTTGCTGATCATGCGAGAGGACAATGGTGTGGATCTTCTCGCGGCGTCCACTTTTCTGCTTGAAGGTGTTACCCAACCTCTGTCAAAGTGGATTATCAATGGGCAGGACGTATCCATAGTACCTTTGTCCACGATACTTAATCATGTCCACGTAACCAAGTTCGTGGAGAGCGCCCGTCTGTATCGCAAAGCGATTATTGGGGAAGGATGATGCAGTGCAAACTACTCGCCAATTCCATCGTCACCACGGACCTCCACCTTTCGGAAGCAAAACACGCTAAGTATAGGTGGAAGATCTTTTCGGAGTTGCTGTCCTTGGCGGAAGAGGTTACAGCGGATTGGTTGTACATTTTAGGGGACCTGACGGACGCTAAAGACCACCATTCAGCAGAGTTTGTTAATGACGTTTGGAAGCGTGTCAGGGTGTTGGCGAAGTCAATGAACGTGGTGATTCTGAAAGGTAATCACGACTACAGGACAGGACCGGCATTCTTCAAGTGGTTGGATGACATTCCTGGTGTGACCTATGTAGACGTACCCGGCGAGTTACGTGGAGGTATGTTGTGCCTTCCACATACGCGCACTCCGAAGATTGATTGGAAGTCGTGGGACTTCTCCAAGTACGATTGCGTCTTGATACACGAAACAGCAAACGGGTCCATCGTATCGAATGGTTACAAGGTGCCAGGTATCGACCCAGTGCTTGGAGTGAGAAAGGACTGTCTGGTGTTGAGCGGAGACGTCCACGTTCCTCAGAAGGTCGGGGACATTGTGTACGTCGGAAGCCCTTACCACGTTCACTTCGGGGACCGTTTCAAACCACGCGTCCTCCACTTCGATTCACAAGGCGTTGCTTCGGACGTGCATCTGGATTTCCCGGAACGTTTCGTCCTCACACTTAGGAACGCAAGCGAGTTGATGGGAAACGACGCTTTGAAGCCTGGCAACATGCTGAAGATACGAATCGACATGGACTTAACATCCATGGACTTTAGGTCCATTCGTCAGCAGGTTGTGGAGTACTGCACAGCGCGAGGCGTCGTCATTCAAGGTATGGAAATCGTCAAGCCGAAACACAGGCTGAGGCGTCCCCTGCCGGGATCAACCGCAATGCGGGGTGATGATGTACAGACGCAGGAAATCACCGGCAGGGGCGAGCCTGCTGCGGCTATTCGGACGTATGGAGAGGATATGATCGCGGATGAGGAAACGATTGAGCACGGTATCAAATTGCTGCAGGAAGCACGTGAAAAATGAGCATTCGACTGTGCGATATGGAGCTCTATGCGTTCCGATCATTCGTGTCCCCGGAGCATGTGGAGTTTCCTTCTAGACCGGGGCTGTATCTGCTCGGTGGACGTAATGAAGTGGAACCCCTTGTAGGTGCGAACGGTACGGGCAAGAGTTCGCTATGGGGAGCCTTGTGCTGGGCTCTCTATGATCGATATCCGAACGGTTTGCGGTCCACCTCCATGGCGACGTGGGATGCAGGGCACTCTCCGGGCGTCACATGCGCGCTCGAGGTGGATGGAGTCCCGCACACTGTAACCCGCACCTGGAAGCCGAACAAGCTGCTACTGGACGGAGAGCCGACCGACCAGGAGGTTGTAGAGAATCTGATTCAATGCGATATGTCGCAGTTCCTTCACTCGGTGTACATTGGTCAGGGTGCAAAGACGTTTCTGGATTACTCATCTATGGAACGTGCTTCGTTCATATCCACATTGCTGAATCTGGACGTATGGGACCGGGCCAGAGATCACGCTTCGAAGACGTCCAATACGGCTGCGAAGCAAAGGGAAAGGTTTGATAAGGAGGTCGAGCGTCTGAACGGGTCTATCGACGCTCTACGGTCCATGTCGCTGCAGGAGCAGATAGACAAGTTCGAAGAGGACCGCAAGTCCGAAGAAGAACAGGTACGAGTTCGATTGAATCGTTTGAACTCTGACATAGCGAAGCTGGACTCCATCGAATCGGAGAACCGATCAAAGAACAAGGGTCTGCAAAAGCAAGTCAAAGATAAACAGCAGGAAGTGGAGGAGCTGCAACGTGCCCTGTCCGACGAATCGCGACGACACAAAGAGGCTCTCAGCAAAGCAGCGGTAGCCCGCAACGAGCACGAAAAGGCGGTAAAGGATTTCGACCTGGTGAACAAAGAGGTCAAGTGCCCGACGTGTGGATCTGACCTATTGGGAGGTCGGCACGTAGACATTCGCAAGGAAATTGAAAAGCAGATGTTCCAGTTGGCGGCTCAGTATCGAATACTGGACAAGGAACGAAAAGAGCTGGCGATTACTGTGCGCGAATTGGAGGAATCGTTACAGGAGGTACGTGCCGAATACGAAAGTGCATCCAGGACCTTGGCTACTCAGACAGCAGATGCCAGAGCCGCACGGGTGTCCAGAGCCCCTATAGTTTCAGAACGGGACGTCACAGAAAGAAAGCTCCGGGAGTTGGAGACCCGCACCAATCCATTCGAAATGCGGGACAGGGAACGGAGAAAGGATCTGGGTAAGCACTACCGACGCCGCGGTCGTGAAATGGAAGCTAGGGATACGTTCGGACGAGAGGCAGCGATGTCCTCGTTTTGGTCGAAGGGGTTTGGTCAGATTCGATTGGAAATGATCGGGGAAGTAATGAAGCGTCTTGAAAACGAATGCGCCGTGAATCTTACCGACTTGGGACTTCCTGAATGGCACGTTGAGTTCTCATTGGACCGTGAAAACAAAAGCGGTACGGTGACCAAAGGCTTTCACGCCATGGTGCATTCCCCGCATAACGAAGGCCCTGTTCCTTTCGAAGCGTGGAGTGGTGGGGAGGCCCAGAGGCTACGTCTCGCTGTAGCCATGGGGCTGTCCGACATGGTGCAAGATTTCACATCCTCACAATGGAACTTTGAGGTGTGGGATGAACCTTGCACATGGTTAAGTACAGATGGTATAGTCATGTTGTTGGACGCACTCAAGGAACGCGCCCGACGCACAAGCAAGGTGGTCTGGTTGGTGGATCACCGTTCTCTGAATGCCGGTTCATTCGATGGAGTGGCGACAGTGGTAAAGGATGAGCACGGCAGCCAGTTTCTATGGGAGGAATGAAGATGAAACTTTTGCAGGTTCCCGAGTTGGATCACACCATTGTGGTGTCCAAAACCATCACCACTGAAACAGCACACAGGCTCACAAACTACGCGGGAAAGTGCGCGCACATTCACGGTCACTCCTGGCAGTGGACAGTGAAGGTGCGGTGCGGTCTCATGTCCAATGGATTGGCCATTGACTTTGGAGACATCAAACAGGTTTTGAACTCTCGAATCCATGACCTTTTTGATCACGCTATTGTGCTGCACGAGCTGGATCCTTTGGTGGGCTATGCGTCGGATTTGGGAATGGAAATCGGCGCTATGCTGGCTCCTATTCCGGGTGGTGAAACGCGTGTTGTAGTGGTAGACGCAAACCCGACTTCGGAAAATATGGCACTGTATGCGAAGAAGGTGCTTTGGGAGGACTTGCGAACGAGGAATCCAAGTGTCGCATCTGTGAAAGTGATCGTCAACGAAACCTGTACTTCAGCAGCGGAGGTGTGAGATGAACCCAGAAAGTGAACAGTGGTCGGAGCGAGCAGACGAGCCTGGCAAGCTCAATGTACTCGGTGTCTTCCTGACGGTGGACGGAGAGGCGACGGGATTCCACATGGGCACGTGGACCGTCTTCGTTCGATTGACAGGGTGCAGGGTGGGGTGCCGATGGTGTGACACCAAGTACTCGTGGTCGATCAAGCAGGGTGAGCTTGTGACGCCCCCGGAGCTGTCCTCGTTGGTTATGGAGATGATGCAAGGCGCGACGAAGATCTCTATCACGGGAGGCGAACCTCTGGAACAGGACAGCGTTGCGCTGCGAACATTTGTGGCGGACATGATCAACCGGGGATTCAACGTCAGCATGGAAACCTCGGGTACGGAATGTATGTATGATTTTTCCGATTGGTTGTCCAAGAACGCTAACCGGGCGAGGATGTCATTCGTCGTGGACTACAAGCTCCCGTCGGCGCACGCCCTCAAGCCATTCATGTGGCCGAACTACAGCAACATGGACGACTGGGACGTGATCAAGTTCGTGGTCGGAGACAGCAACGACTTCGAAGAAATGGTCAAGGTTGCCCGACATATGCGCTTCCTTAGCCACACCACCTGGAAGCGTGGCTGGATGCCTCGTCTTGTCGCGTCTCCGGTGGTGACGGACACCCCAGGTTCTGAATCCAAGATGACCCCGTTCCTTCTTGCAGAGTCCCTCAAGAACCACGACGACCCCATATGCCGGCAGATCGGCATGAACATCCAGGGACACAAGTACATTTGGGACGACAACGCACGCGACGAAGAGGAGGGTGTGAAATGGGAGGACGTACTCGCCGACGTGCGCCAATCCTCGACGAACAACGAGTCGGATCTGACGGCAGTTCAGAGGGGAGGACTTCACCACTCCTAGAGAATGGTGTGAGAACTCTACTCTTGGTAGACGCCTCAATGGCTGTCTATCGGTCCATGTTCGCGCATCCCACCCTGTCCTCGGGTGGGATGTTTACGGGGGCGCTGTACGGGATGGTGCAGATGTTGTGTAGCGCCATTCAGAAGTACAGCCCCTCTGCGGTGGTCGTGTGCTACGACCACCCTCCTTATTGGAGGTCTAAGGAGCTTCCTACGTACAAGTCCGGGAGGGTGTTTCGCGAATCTACCCAAGCCTCTCACATGACACAGCACGCCAAGAACATGGGCTTGGAAGGTAGCCACGACCATGGGCTTTCTATCAAAGCTCTTGCGCGCGATTCGTGCGAACGTTTCAAGGTGGCTCTGGTTTCCTTGGGCATTCCTTTTCACGCTGTGGAGGGGCTGGAAGCCGACGACTTGATCGCGTGCGGGGTGCGGGAATTTTCGTGCGAGTTCGAACGCACGATCATCCTCTCGTATGACTCGGACTTGTACCAGCTGCTTGACGGTCACGAAGTGTACATGGTACGCAAGAAAGGGAACTTGTACGGACGGGAGGACTTCGTGCAAGAGTTTGGAATCGCACCTGACAAGTGGGCCGAGGTGTTGTCCCTTATGGGTTCCCACAATGGGGTGCCAGGCATAAAGGGCATTGGCCCGAAGAAAGCGGTCGCCCTTGTGAAAGATCTTGCGAAAGATAAGGAACTGGAGGATAGTGATATAGTGGTATTGGTAGATTTCATGGATCGAAATATGCCACTCATTATTCTGCCTCACCCGGGTGTAGAAACTGCTTTCATCATGGACAGGATTGACATGATGCACCCGGAGGAACGTACCTTCATGCGGTGGTTGCATACATACGGAATCGAGTATAGTCCGTTAATGATGGAAGCGGTGCAGACGTTGAAGCAAAACATCCGCAGGCACGGAACAACCTACGAGTGAGGTTACATGGAACCAGATCAAAAACTCAGTGGAGCGTTGCAGGAAAACGTCCTCTGCTTGTTGGTGTTCAACGCCGAACACGCTCCACTCATTCGTTCCTTGGTGCCGGTAGAGGCGTTTGATTCAAGGTTCTACCGGGACATCGCAACCAAGGCGATAGACTACTTTGATTCATTCGGGGAGGCGATAGGCGAGCACATAGCGGATGAACTTGAGGACGAATTGAACGGGGAGGATAAGCGCAAGGCGGATATATACGAGCGTTTATTGAACCGCTTGTTTACCGCACAAGAAGGTATCAATGCGAAGTACGTACTTTCGCGTCTTCGTGAGTTCGTAAAGGCGCAGGCTCTCAAGGGTTCGATCATGGAGGCGTCCCGTCTTCTATTGGACGGTGACTTGGAGGCGGCAGAGCAGGAACTGGATAAAGGGATGCGAAAGCGCGTGGACGCTTTCGACCCGGGCATCGACCTTACGGACCCAGACCAGGCACTTCGTTTTTTCGACGACATAGACGAGGTGTTTCCTACCGGTATCAAAACACTAGATCGCATGGGGGTAGGCCCTGCTCGTGGTCAGTTGTTTCTTTTCATGGCACCTCCGAAACGTGGTAAAACGTGGCTCATGGTTTCCATGGGCGTGAACGCGATGATGCGCCGTTTTAAGGTGCTGCATATCACTTTGGAGATGTCGGAGAACCTTACCTCCAAGCGGTATATGCAGGCCATGTTTTCGATGACTTCTAAGCCGTATCCCAAAGGTATCGAGTATCACAAGTTCGATACGTCGGGGAAGGAAATGGCGTTGCGGACGATCACCTTGGACGACCTCCCGAACATGAAGCAGGAAAACGCGAGGGAATTGCTGGCCTCCAAGATAGCACGTATGCGTGTACCTATTCGAGTCAAGGGGTTTCCCACAGGCAGTCTCACGGTAGGTAATCTACGCACTTTCATGATCATGCTGGAACGCACCCACAACTTCGTGCCGGACATTGTGTTGTTGGACATGCTGAATCTCATGAAGATGAACTCAGCACGTATGCGGGAGGACTTGGGTGCATTGGCAAAAGAGTTTCGTGGTTTGATGATTGAGTTTAACTGCGCTGGTGTGGCCACTATTCATGCGAACCGCTCGTCCGCTAAAGCCAAGATGGTGGATGAGCAGCACGTTGTCGAAGATTGGAGTGTGATAGGAACAGCGGACACGGTGGTCACATTTTCGCGAACGGATGCGGAGAAGGAGCTTGGTCTTGCACGTTTAACGGTGACAAATGCTAGGTCCGAGGAGGACAGGTTCAGTGTGTTGATATCGCAGGCGTACGAGATGGGCAAATTTCACATGGACTCCATACTACTGCCTCGTGAATACTGGGAGATGTTGAGTTCACAAGAAGGAATCCCAGAGGAGGATTGATTCATGAAAGTTCTTGACGACGGTCATATCTACGAACTAGAAGAAACCGGACGCGGGGAAGGTACTCAGCAGATAAGTTTTATGAAACGGTCTGGAGGTGCGGTGCGTTATGACCAGGAATGGGACGGTCTACAAACTCAAGAGGTTTTGCGCGCTTTGATCCATAGGACTATCTACTTGAATGAGATAATCCCGTGCGTTGAAACACAGGACGCAATTTGGCATCTTCGTATGGCCTTGTTTGTCTACGAAGCGCGCGCATACAGAAGGAAGCAGGAAGGGAAGAATCGTAAGTCCCCGACGCATGATGATACTGCTCGTGCGAGAGGTTGGCGCGCAATGCCGTATGATGATGTACCTTTTAGTGAGGAGGCTATAGAGTTGCTTCCTGTAGGAGATGATGGTCATATTTTGATCGAGGATTGACGATGGTTGTCTTAGCCAAGCAGGCACTGGTGGATTACATCCATCGTCCTCTCGATGACTGGACGTGGGTCAAAAAGCTCACTCGGCAGGACATCGAGAAGATCATCTCTGAATACAAACCCGCGCCTGTTTTCAAAACTGAGCCGTATCTGCACCAGCTTCAAACCTACCTAGTTTGCACCAATGTATCTCGCTTTGGTCTGTTCCCGGAGATGGGTCTGGGAAAGACGAAGATAGCGTTGGACATCATTACGGACTTTCAACGTCGCCGTCTCATCCGTTCAGCACTTGTGGTGTGTTTGAACGAGGTATCCGTTTATGGTTGGGAGGAGGAGGCGCAGATCCACTCGGACCTCTCCGTGGTTTCGTCCATAGGATCCCGTTCGGACAAGGAAGTGTCGTTGCAACGCACCGCGGACGTCCACCTAATGACGTATGCGGGTCTGCACTCCTATGTCACCAAGCTCCCTGACAAGAAGGGAAGCGCGAAGCGAAAGAGGCGTCTCATATCTCGAGTGGTTCGTGAAATACAGACCAAGTTTGACCTGGTCGTGTTCGATGAAGTGCAGATGTTGATGAACCCCTCCAGTGGTACCTCGCAATCGTGTAAAGCCATAGCGGACGAGATGGGCTACGTTTATGGCATGACAGGTACTCCGATGGGGCGTGACCCCAAGCCTCTTTTTGGCGAGATGTTGGTGATAGACAAGGGTGAGTCGTTTGGCAACTCGGAGGAGCTTTTCGAGTACGTTTTCTACAACGCGGTACAGGCGGGGAAGTGGAAGAAAAAGACCGTAGACCTCCGCATGACGGAAGACCTAAATCGGATGCTGCGGCATCGTTCTATAACCTACTTGAACAGTGAGTGCTTTGACGTACCGAAGATCGTACGCCAAACGTTTCGCGCTACGATGACCGCGGAGATGGGTGAGCACATGAATGACTTGCTAATCGCAGCGCGCGAGGCAAGAGAGGCCATTGAGCGCGGGGATGTATTGAAGCAGAAGAACGTGTTCATCCGTCAGAGACAATTGACAGGTGGTAACCTTGTACTGGACCCCACCGACGATAGCGAAAAGATGGAAGTCCCCTTGAGAATGAATCCCAAGGTGGACCACATGGTGGAGCTTGTAGAGTCAGTACCCATGGTGAATAAGGCCATTGTGTTTTACGAGTACAACGTTACAGGGGACCGTGCAGAAGCCGCGATCAAGGAACGGGGTGTGAAGTACGTTCGGCTATGGGGGCAGACGAAGAATTCGAAGAAGGTGATCGATGGTTTCAAACGAGACCCGAACATACGGGTGTTGTTAGTCAATTGGAAGATGGGAGGCGCCGCGTTGAACTTGCAGGTGGCGAACTACGTCATCTTCCTAGAGAGCCCTACTTCGCCTATGCACCGCGCCCAGGCGGAAGAGAGGGTACGACCGAGACTCCAAGAACGCACCTACCTTTATGATATTGTGATCGCTCGTTCTGTGGACGAGCGCATCCTTGAATTCCACGCGGAAGGTAAAGACCTTTTCGAACAGATTGTGGTGGGCAAGGAACCATTGATAAAGAGGTATCGGAGGTCGATAAAGTGCCATCCTGGTTCGAACAACGACGGGCGCAGCAATCGTTCTGGCGTAAACAAGACCCGGAGATCAAGGAGGTCACGGGTGAGTTAGTTGGAGGGGAGCTTGCAGCCCGTCGGGGCAACGCGCCTCAGATAGTCAAGGGAGGTATGTGGCCACACCAACGTGAGTGGTGGGAGGCCACCACATTTATCAAGGCCCTTGTGACGGGGTACGGAGGGGGGAAAACACTGGTAGGGGCGAAGCGAGCCCTCGCCATGGCCATATACAACTTCCCCTCCCCCGTTGCGTGGGTGAGCCCGTCCTACAAGGTGGCCAAGCGCACGGCCATCCCCACTATGAAAGGGCTGCTCTACGGCAAGCAAACGTTGATGCCCGGGCAGTTGAAGTGGGATTTCAACAAGGCCGATCTCGAGTTTCAAATTCAGTACAAACAAGCGAACGCAATCGTGTGGATCATGTCGGGGGATGACCCCGATGCTCTGAAAGGCCCGAACCTGGCGGCCGGTTACATAGACGAGCCATTCATTCAACCCCGAGAAGTGTTCGACCAGGTGCTCGCTCGTGTTCGAGATCCGCGTGCTCGTTACTTAGAGATCGGGTTGATGGGTACGCCCGAGGAGCTCAATTGGGGCTACGACATTTGCGAGGGCGAGGAAAAGGACAACCATGACCTCACCTTGGTGCAGGCATCGACGAAGGCCAACAAAGCTCTGCCGAGTGACTACGCCGCGAGGCTAGAGCTCGGGTACGACGACAAGGCCGCGCTCGCATTCGTGGATGGGCAGTTCGTATCGCTAGCCAAAGGTCTCGTCTACTATGCGTTCAATCCTGATACGTGCATTGTGGACCTGCCTGATCCGGGGCACGAGCTCTGTGTAGGAATGGATTTCAACGTGGACCCGATGGCGTTTGTTGTGTTTTGGAAGCGTGGTGATCGAATGCACGTAGTGAAGGAATACGAACTGCCGAACAGCGACACGGAGGACGCGTGCGTCAAGTTGCGCGAGGACTGGGGCGACCGCATTCGAGACGTCTACCCCGACGCTTCGGGCAATGCGCGGCAGACGAACGCTCCGGGCGGACGTTCGGACTTTCACATTCTGCGCGAGTTTGGGTTCACAGTTCGAACGAAGAAGACGAACCCTCCCCGTCGTGATCGATTCAATTCGGTAAATGGCAAGTTCAAGTCCCGCAAGGAAACAGCCCCCAGTCTGACGATATCCCCGAAGTGTAAAAAGCTGAAGCGCTACCTGATCGAATTCAACCACGAAAACGCTCACAAGCTGCGCCATATGTCGCACCTCACAGACGCACTCGGCTACCCCGTTGCATACCTCTACCCCATACGTCGCACGACCGGCCCTCTCCGCATTTCAGGGCATTAGCCCCATCGTCGTCCCCGTTGCGCGTTGACCCCGGCAGGGGAGGGCTGAGAGGTTCGTCCGCCCTCTCGTCCTGCCATAGCAGGCGTCCACCCGCTAAGTGATTGATTCCTCGTGGATCCACGGCACATGAGGAATCCCCGAAGATCCACGGTGGTGAAGGAACCGCGTGCATACGCGCGCGTAGGGCACCTCCAAGTGATTGATCTTCCAGGTGGAAAATCCCGGTGTCTTCCCGGTTTGACAAGCGTGCCAGCGCAGTTCAAACTCGCTAGCGAGTTTGGCACACATGGGAGACGGAGATGGACCTGAGATTGACGAACAACGGTCTGAGCTGGAGCAACAGATCGGGCAATTGCGGCGTTCGCGCAATCGCGAACTACGCGGGCATTGATTACGCCGAGGCGAGGAAGATGGTCAAGCAGGTCGTCAGCATCGGGCTGGTCAATCGTCGCGGGATGTTGCGGGAAGAGATCGACAAGGTAGCCGACAAGCTCGGTCTCGAGCCCGTTCGTCTCCTGGAACGAGGCACGCTGGAACAGCACGCTGAGTTCCTGGGAGACGGCTTGTATTCGATTGAAAACCCGCCCCACCTGACGTCAGTGGTGGACGGAGTGTCAGTCGATAATCACGATTACCGAGGCTGTGTAGCGAAGGTCGCGTACCTGCCCAAGGTGGCATAGTCATGAGCGCACGAAACGCAATGCAGGGGATGAAGTGGATCCGCAACGAGCGTCGGTTGGCCATCTACCTGCGAGATGGCCTGGCGTGCGTGTATTGCGGGGACACGGTCGAGGATGGCGCGAAGCTGACGCTGGACCATCTGAAGCCGAACAGTCGCGGGGGCACAAACGACACGACGAATCTCGTCACATGCTGCCACCGTTGCAACAGCAGTCGAGGCAATCGCAACGTTCGCGAATTCACGCGGTCCGTTGCCAATTACCTGAATCACGGGATCGACGCTGAGGCCATCGAACGCCACGTCCGCAATTGCGCGCGACGTGTGATCGACACGGCCGAGGCGAAGATGCTGATCGCACGCCGGGGCGGGTTCGTCGCGGCGCTCAAGGGAGACACGAAATGATCAACGTACCGAACAACGCGATGGACTACATCAACTCATGCGCGAAGCCTGACACCATCGGGAATGACTACACCATTGTCGAATTGAGCGAGTTCAACGACTTCCTGTCAGGCGTCGAATCGCTCACGGTCTTCGGTTCACACGTCGCAGCGGCGAAGTACGCGATTTATCAGGCGCACGAGTACGCGGACATGTCGGACGACGAGATCAACGAAGTCATGAGGGATTCGATGTACGAGTCCTACCCGGGTGAGCACATTCGCGGGCCGGAAGACGTATTTGAGCCGCACATGCCCACAGACTCGGGCCTGGTGTACTGAGCGACGCAAACGGAGACATCTGATGCCGAAAGCGATTGGTTTCACCGGGGTGCAATTCGTGCCCCGTTCATCCGCATTGGCGGCCCTGCAAAACATGCTGCTCGAGTTTCGCAGTCAGGGGTTCGACGAGTTTCACCACGGTGATTGCGTGGGGGCCGACGCGGCCGCGCACAAGCGTGCAATACGCGCAGGGTTCGTCGTTCACATTCACCCGCCGACCGATACGTCGAGGCGTGCGTTCAGCGAGGGTGCGGCATACGTCCACGAACCCTGGAAGTATTTGATCCGCAATCGACATATCGCGAAGGCTTGCGACGTGTTGATCGCGATGCCCGTGGACCCGAATCGCGAGGTGAGGCGGTCCGGTGAATGGGCGACGGTTCGATACGCGCGGGAGTACGGCAAGCGCGTGGTGTTCATTGCAGCGGACTGACACCCCGCAACTGTAGCAACCCTCAGACGCGGCAGGTCCTCCCCTGCCGCGTCTTCCAACTTTACCCCCGTTCCCCACTCCGCTGTTACAATCGCGCGTCACGGCGCCCCTGAGAGGGTCTCAGGGGCGGATAACGGAGACGACAGGGAATGGCGAAGTCCCCCGCAACGCGAACCCGCACCCGCAAGGCTGCACCCAGCAAAAAGGCCCCGGCAAAGGGGGCTCAGCCCTCCCCTGCCCCCAAGAAGAAGACCACTACTCCTACACGCAAACGGCTGAGCGTGCGGGAGGGGTATCGTCAGCGCAACGGAGAGTGTAGCCTCGATCTGGTCGAGGGGCTGGTGTTCAAGCTGCGACAGGGCATACCCGTAGACCGCGCCTGTGACCTGATTGGTCTGCATCGTTCGAAGTACACTACGTGGTGCAAATGGGGTGAGGACTACCTTGAAGCCCCCGACGACGAAGTGGCGCAGATGTCGAAGGAGGACCGGGACAAGGGCGAGATTTACGCCTACCTGTACATCGCCACCAAGTCCGCCATTGCGGAGCATCTTGAGTCCATAATCAGCGGCGAATTGAACTCGACGTCTGGGCTATGGAAGAAGGGACTTTCGATACTTGAACGACGGGACGCCCACAATTGGGCTAGAGTGAGATCACGTCATATTGGTATCGGGGATGAGCTTGGTGATCAGTTCACTCCAGATCCTACCTTCCTGTAGCAGTCATGTACGGTCGTCCATCAGCGCAGCCACTGGCACCCCACCTCTCACCCAAGTACCGCAGAAGGCGCCGACGTGCTCGCCTTAGTTTCTTCAATCAGCAACAAACCAAACAGTTTCGTGAACGTTGGCGTAATCGTTCCTGCATTGTCGGCTCTTGGTTGTTGGTCAATCGAAAATTGAACTTCTCATGGTTCCCCGCACGAGTGATTGAAGTGACACATGACTTCGACCCTCGCATTGTGTGGTACTTCGGGGACACTCCTCCTAGGTGCCCACGCCATATGGTGCATTTGGAGCAGCACGCAGTGAAGACGCGTGGGACTTACCTCATGCGCGAATTGCAGACGATGCCTACGTCCACATATGCGGTGCTTCCTAGGTGGATGGACTTGAGTGGTTTGCTGAACGTCTTGGGTAGGCAGTTCACTGGTTGGACATCGTTGAGAGGAGCTATGCAGGAACTTGAGGTTCTTTGTGATCCTTACAAGTGGTATTGGAACAAGAAACGTCGCCTGCTTCTTGATCGCATAGAGCGGGTGTATCCACGAATCGAATCAGGAGGTGAACGAGATGCCGGTACAAGACAGAAATCCTGAATACGTGCAGAACGAAAGCAAGTGGCTGAAGTGTCGCGTATGTGCGGAAGGGGAGGAGGCCGTCAAGGCATCGGGACCAGTGTTCCTGCCGCTGCTTGAGGCGCAGGACGAGAGTGAGTACAACGCCTACAAGACGCGTGCCAGTTTCTTCGCAGGCACGTCCCGCGCAATCGCAGCACTCGTCGGCATGCTTTTCAAGAAGCCTCCAAGGGTGGAGGGATCCACCGAGGACTTGGACGAGGTACTGAAAACAGTTACAGAGGACAAGACGGACCTCCTGACCTTCGTCAAGCACATAACGGAGGAGGTGGTTACGGTAGGCCGTACATGTGTGGTGGTAGACGTTGCTTCGGACGTGCCTTCTGCTTCCCCGTACCTCACCTCCTACACAGCGGAGCAGGTGATCAACTGGAAGACCGAAATAAAGGAAGACGGCTCCCGCGGTGTTTCGCTGTTGGTCATCTATGAAACACACTCAGAACCCGAGGATGAGTTTTCACACGACACGGTTCCGCAGATTCGGGTTCTTGGTCTTGAGGAAGGCAAGTACTACGTTCGTTTGTATCGGGAACGAGAAAGGCCGGACCCGAAGAATCCTGACGGACCTCCCATCGTTGAGTGGGTTTTGGAGGAAACGTTGTATCCAGTAGTGCGCGGTCAGCGTCTGACCTTCATCCCCGCGGTAATCATCGGTGTTATGGACACTGCCCCTGACGTGGAGAAGCCTCCTCTGTTGGACGTGGCGGAAGTGAACCTGAGTCTGTATCGCACATCCGCGGACCTTGAGCATGGAAGGCACTTCACAGCCTTGCCTACCGCATACGTGGCAGGGGACGTGGACGAGGACAGGCATTCCAAGGGACTGAAACTTGGGTCCACGTCGATTATCAAATTGGAAGCGGGAGGCACGGCCGGCTTCCTGGAGTTCACAGGTCAAGGACTTTCCTCACTCGAAAAGGCGACCACGGACAAGAAGGAAGAGATGGCTGTTCTTGGTGCTCGCATATTGCTGAGCGACCCAAGCTTTCAGGAGGCATCCGAGACACTTCGCATTCGCAAGTTGGGTGAAGGTTCAATCGCAGCTTCCATTGCCAATACGGTAGGGGTGGGGATGACACAGGCCCTCCGATGGTGGCAGATGTGGCATCAGGCGCGCGAAACGCTGGAGATGAATCTCAATACGGAGTTCGTGGAAGTTGCTCTCGACGCCACACTGTTGCAGAATCTCATGGCGGCTGTGATGCAGAAGCAGTTGTCTTGGGAGAGCTTCTTTTACAACGTCAAGAAGAGTGAATTGGTGCCTGAGGAACGCACTCTGGAGGAAGAGATTGAGTTGATCAACAGCGGTGGTCCAAATCCTCTTGATGGTGCCGAAGAAGATCCCGAGGATGACGACCCCGAGGATGATCCTGAAGACGATGATCCGGAGGACGACCCCGAAGATGACCCAGATAACGAATAGCACCACGACGGCGGTATAGACGTTTCGTAAGCTCGCACTGAGAGGGGTACGTCATGCCGTCGCAAAAAATGTTCTTCGATATCACTCCGCACACCAACCACTGTGGTATCAGTTTGGTGGTGGAGAGGGTGCAAGATGACGAGGTAGAGATGGTGGAGTCTTGTACCGTCTGGATGGCCAGTGCCGCCAATATGGACAAGGCTCTGAAGAAGGTTAGGGTGATGTGCGAAGATGCGTCAGTTCGTATCAACTCGCGCATACAGGATGAGCAGGACTTGCGCGAGCATGCAAAGACCATCATCCCAGAGGAAGCCGAAGCCGACCAGCCCGAGCGCAGGAAGAGGTTGAGCACCACGCAGAAGAAGCTCCGTCAGCAGCGCACGCTCGGGCGAATGCTCAAGGACGCCCTGAACCTGAGCAGATACTGCTTCGACGACAGCCACTCGGATGTATTGGCGGCCCTTGCAGCGGAGCTTTGCACCGAACCCAATAAGGGATACGAGTTGCTCATGGCGGCCGCCGGCAAGTATCGGGAGGACTTTCAGGTACCTCCTGGTGGTGGGCCTCCTGGTGCGGACAGAGCATTTATCAAGTACACGGACGACGAAGTGAACGAGGTGCTGAAGAACGTGCCCATGCTTCGCGCGGTGTATCTGATAAACGAGCATCTCATGCTGAGTGGTGACAAGCTGGCGGACACCCGCGCGGAGGCATTGGCAGAGTTCGCCAGAATCACCGCCTCCAAGATCGAGGGTGTGGAGGCCATACATTTGCTCAGTCAGGCGATCACGAAGCTCATTCATCGGGAGGCATGAATCGTGGATTTGGTAGACGACAAGGGTCATGGTCGCATGAACGAGGATCTCCGTAGATTGTTCCTGGCGGAGGGGTGCAATCCTGCGTGCCATATCTGCGGTGAGTTGATACCCGTTATGGCATCGTTCGCTTTGGTACCGGCGTGGGAGGTGTGCGACAAGGAGGGTATCGATCACAAGGTTGAGATTATGGTGTGCTGGTCTTGCAGGGAAAGACCAGTTCCTCACAACCAGGTGATGGCAGCGCAGCAGAAGTTGAAGAACAAACTGGGCAAGAAACACCCCGAGTATACGCCTCCCAGCAGAGGAGCCTTCGTGGTGGACGGGCGCATAGTAACGTGATTGTCGTTAGGGTAGAGTTGCACAGTGCTATGACAGGCAAGGTGACTCTGCTCGCCAAGACGATCATCAGCAACAAGCGTCTTCGGGACATGCGAGGTCAGCGTGCTGATTACAGCGTTCGAGTGGGACGTAAGGGGAGGCTTGAGAACCAGCAGGTCCTCCGCAGTCCCCTGCGCTGGGGCATCGTCACAGACTACCCACGCGAGGCGTTGAATGTGTGGAGGTTGGTCATACGAGCTCTGCTGGCCGCGTTTCCCGAGGAGGCACCACCGAAGAAGAAACGACGGTTGGTACCAAAGGCACATCTCGACTAGAGGGAGTGGAAGATGACTTACAGCACTTATCAGTACAGCAGGCAGGCGATGCACGATCATGCGCTTGGTTTCAGCGCCCCGGCAACCGACTACCAGCGCAAGAACATGAAGATGCTTGGATTGTCGGCCGCTCTCAGACCGACTCTGACCGTTGGTGAGGCGGCGCGGTTGATCAATCAGGCGTACGCGCAACGTCGCACGCAGGACAGGAAGACGGAGGTGGTTGGTGACCGCGTGCGAATGGAGAAGCTCGCAAGAGCCATGAATCGAGCCACGGCGTAATGGCCGGGTCGCTGTTCAAGCACGGACCACCCGTGGAGATGGACCTCCCGGATCGAGCCACGCGGGAATCCCCATTGCAAGGGTTCCCCGCGAACTACGACGAGTGGGTGGCTCAAGCAATCATGCGGGATAACGCAAAGGACTTCCCGCACACGGAGCCTTTCAGGGAAGTGCCTGGTAGCCCTTGTATGTGCAAGGGCTGTGGCAAGAAGGCGCATATCCTGTGCGGTTCTAGGTGGAAGTGCACATGCGGAGAAACCAACGAGATCCCGGTCACATGGGATCATGAAAACAGGAGGGTGGTGAAATGACAGTGTGGATGCCTTCGTGCGGGATTATCGCACCCACCAAGACTCACAAGTGCCGCAAGAGCCCGAGGACGGCACAGCAGCACGCGAAGATTCGCGCCAAGAGGCGTCTGAGGCGGAAGACGCGTTTCATCCCCTCGAGTCAGAGGGGCAAGGAAATGCTTCGCATTCGTCTGCTCGAGGCGGCGAATCGGACGTGAACGTCCGGAAGGCATTGGAGACCACCGCCACCATCATTGGTGGCGTATTGGTCTGGGGCGGTTTTCTCGCAATCATCGGGGCGATTGCGTGGGGAATCGCAGCTCTCACCTCGTGGTGGTTTGTGGCGGGTGCTGGAGGGGTATTAGTCGTGGTATTCGTCGCGTGGCTGTCATTCGTGATTCAAATGGGGAGGAACTGGGGATGATCGTGTATGACGTGGAAATCGAGCAGGCGATTCTGGGCAAGAACGAGGAACGTCTGCCGGACATTCGCTACTGTGATGGCTGGAGGGATTTCGAGGGCATGGGCATCTCCGTGATCTGTGCATACGATTCCAAGACGGAACGCTATCACGCATTCACGAGAGGCAACTTCGACGACTTCCAGTCGTTGGTGCTCAACGACCCGTTGATCGTCAGCTTCAACGGCCTGCAGTTCGACGACAAGCTCTGCGCCTCGCAGGGGATGAAGGTCACCACGACCTATGACATCCTCAAGGAAGCGTGGGTATCGGACGGTCACCCGCCGACGTATGAAAGCGAGAAGCAGATGGGCTACGGGCTGGACGACTTCGCCAAGGCGATGGGCCTCCAGGGCAAGGTGGGGCATGGCGCGCAGGCTCCCATCGACTGGCAGAGAGGCCGGTACGGACGGGTGATCACGTACTGCCTGGAGGACGTTCGGCTGACGTGGAAGCTTGCGTGCTGGATTCGCATGACAGGGAGCCTGCCCAATCCTAGGGCTCCGGGACACAATCTGTTCCTGCCGCCACTGTCCGGGTTGAATCCCGCGTGAACTTTCGGAAGCTCTTTGTCACCAGGTGCCGGGAGGCCGGGATACGCTATTACCTGGATCCCGGCACCTGGGAGTGGTACCGCGCGTACATTTGGTGCTTCCCTTGCACGCTCAAGCGTTGGGCTCCCCGAGTGTATGAATGGTGGTGGAGGAGGAAGGTGAGACATGTTTGAATACGAATGGTCGACTCTAGACGAGGATCCCGGACCGTTTGACAGGCTTCAATGGCCCTCCTGGCTCCACGCCGCAGCAGAGAAGGTGGAGATGGTTCCAGCCAAGGGGAATCCAAAGAAGCTCGTAAGGCGTATCCCAGAGGGAGCGTTCTTTCGAGACGATGCCGCCTTGGACGTATGGCCACGCATTCGTTTTGAGAAAGGCGAACCATATTGTATTCGCTGGTGGCTGCGAACAGCGAAGGGCGATATTGAGGTGTGGTCCGGAGACATCCTTGTGTGGTGCGCTGATGGAAGCATCTACATCAAGCGGAAGCCGGAGAGGACATGAGCACATTCGGTGAGCTAGTCGCAATGATACTCGTAGTAGCGATTGGCATACGGGTGTCCAACATTCGTCGTCGCGTGCAGCACCTCAAGGACGTATGGAAGGACGCCCCGCCTGCATTTCACGATCCGCACAAGATGATGGTCATTATCTTCATAGTGGCCGGATTCGAAGTGCTACTAGCGTGGGTGGTGCTTAGTTTCGCCATGACGTTCGCAAACTGGTAATCCGCATTCCCCCTAAAGGGGAATGGTGGTACACTGTAGTCGGCAAACGAGGATCCATGGAGCCATGAAGACGACAATCACTATAGCAGGTAGCCTAGTGTCCGTAGAGGTAGACAGCGGACATCGAGTTCCAGACATGGGGTACGAGGCACCTTGGAGGCCACCATCGTTCCGCTTCGAGAAGGCACCACAGCCGGACACCTGGAAGGCACTGTCGGAGATGGGACTCCGGGCGTACGAGGCCATACAGAAGAAGGAAGAGGCGCGGAGGCTGGACATCGGGGATTGGTTGGCTCCCAAGGAATGGGTTGTGCTATTGAAGCACGACCACAAGGAATGGATGGTTCGTGCGCTACGGGACTGTCAGTCCGAGGCAGGATGCTTGGGACCTAAATCCGAGCTTGTGAAGTGTGCAGAGAGGATACTGGGTACGAGCAGCGTGTCTTTCGATGCCAAGTCCATGGACACCCTAGAGTTCGTCCACGAGGTAGAACTAGGACGCTTCGAGACATGGACGTTCGAATGGATTGGGCATGTGTGGCAGCTGAAGACGTACAAGATGGACTCCATACAAAACACGCACGCACGCGAGGACGAGGACGAGGATTGGAAGTGGGAGGAGGCAAAGGACATCCCTGGCACCTTGGAAAGAACAGCGGAGACTTTCACTGTAGGACTGTCCGAGTTCAATGAAGCCGAGGCGCTTCGCAATCCTCCCGTTGACATGCAAGGAAGCTGTGCGCTGGTGGACGTCGCGAGAGGCGTCCTGCCAAGGAAGGTCCAAGAAGGGGACATCTTGGTATTCGTGGACACCCGCTTGATGGTGGAGGGCATGGTGCCTTACGATCCCATCGCCTACATGTACAACGAAACGACCAAGGTGTGGTCTAGAAGCAAGCTACCACAGGAAGAGTCAGAGTCCTACGGAGGTACCGCAGTATAGTAGAACGGTGTTCAGCCACATAGGGCACTTGTATGAGTGTTCGGCGGAAGCACTGGGGGATCATCATCCTTTGGGTGATGCTCATTTTGTTGGTGACATTGGGAGGAGGATAAGATGAAAAGCAAGTGGTGGATAGTTGGAGCGCTTCTGGTCGTAGGCGTGTTGTCGTTCGGGGCGGCATACGTCTTCGCAGAGGAGGAGGACAATACGCCTATCATCCTTACCATTCCGATAGGACCCGAGGTGTCGCTTAACAGCCTGCATTGTGACAGCGTGTCCAACATGAAGATGCACATGGACAACCACGGGTTCCTTGAGATCGTCCGCACGGGCACCGGACAGTTCGCACCTGGCGCTCTCAGCTTCTTCCAGACTCCCAAGAGCGGAGGATGGGTGATCATGTCCGGAGTGCCAGGCAGATCTGACCGGGTGTGTTTGATGGGCTACGGCGGCTACAACAAGCTGACCATTCATTTCGACAACGTTCGAGTGTTGGAGGCGATGGATCCTCCCGAGTGGAATCCAGCCGGTCTTACGACCGAGGAGGAACGCCTCCGGCAGGAACTTGAGAAGGAAATGCGGCGTCTGTTGGAAGAGGCAGCCGCAGAAGATGAGTGACCCCGCGCCCTCGATTGCGCCGTGAGTGAGCGGCGCGCTACCGCACCGTATCGGGCCGGTGTATGGGGTGGCGCCCAAATCGAAAGCGCTAGACTGGGGCCTTCCGTAGGAAACCGTGAAGTAAGGGGGCGGAAGGTCCCAGTTCTTTACAGGCAATCAGGAGCTAGTGAGATGGATGAATCCCCGTTGGTAAAGGAACGCACGGCCACCGAGCAGATGCTGCATGAGAAGTCCATCGCAGAAGGTCCCTTCGCTGGCATGACGGAGGACGAATCCATCGAGTTCCAGCTACGTGAGTGGGTGAAGGGTAATTCCCTGCACAATCCCATCCGGGAGGAGTGCTGCCCTGACTTCTCCTGCTGCGCGCCCATACGTACCCCGGACAATGTGCGAGAGCGGTTCGGCAACGCGACACGGGAGGAGCAGCGCGGAATGCTGGGTATGTTTCTGGGAGGGTGTATCTCACAGGCGCAGGAAAGTGGGGAGCTCCCCGAAAAGGGCATCTACATCGCAGACGGCACAGAACCGGAGGAGCACTGACATGTTACTGAGAATGTTGGAACAGCTTGAGCTTAACACCTGGCAAAATCCGGATGAAAGAGAACCGGACCAGCACCTAATTGGAGGAAGGCAATTGAACGCATTTGACTACCAGATTCACGTGGCGGCCGAGGTGGAGGACTTCTTCGCAGCCTCGCACTTGACCAGTAGTGTGGTGCAGGACTTCTACAAGTGGACGTGTTTCATGCGCCCCGACATGGAGTTCCGCCGCGTGGACACCCGTGCGGGTCTGGTCGCTTTCGTACAGGTTTCCGAACACAACACCATCTCAGTGAGGGTGCAGTCCCATGAGTGACAAGAAAGAGGATTGGAAGCTCCACGAAGCTCGTGTGCTTCTGGCAAGAGCACACCACTACTTTGCGTCTCCGTTCGCGACTCCCTACCACAGGAGGCTAGCCGCTGACATTGACGAGTGGTTGGACAAGAACACGCCGAGGAAGAACGCGGGCGACTCCTGGCGTGTGGCTTTATTCGAAGAAAGCAAGCGAAGGGCTCCTCTGGTGCAGTCCAATGACTGACAAAGTGACGGAACGCTTCTTCAACACACTCGTCGAGGCGACGGACATGCCGGAGGAGATTCAGGAGGAAGCGCGGGACGTATTCTACGCGGGTCTCGCCACCATGACGGTAGTTCTTTCGAGGCCCGAGGAACAGCGTGAAAAGACTCTTGAGGTCATCCGCGTGGAACTGCAGGAGTGGCAGCTAAGCAAACTGAAGAGGATGTAGTGATGGCCAAGGTAGTGGAGATTCCCACGGACCAGAAGGTCCGGCATCAGTTATGCACCATGACAATGGGCGAGTGGGCGGCCAAGGCGGAGGATGAGCAGATTGAAATGGTGGCAGTAGCAGTGGTGGTCGTAGCCCGGGACGGTGTCACACATACGGAGACCGTATCCGATGGCTACAGGGCGCCGTTGCTAGGTGCTTTGGACATATGCAAGGATGCGATTCTCAAATGGGAGGGCTAGATGGCTACCGCGCGTAGAAGGGTTCGTCCGATAGCGGAGGCAATAGCCGATCGGACGACTGGACACTCCATAGATCTCCTGCGCTTTGACGCTGGCATACGGCGCCAGGCGCGTAACCAACTCCGGCTCCTGGAAACCGACCTCGTAGACAAGCTCAATCGGCTAGACCCCACCTCCCCGAAGCGGCTCACCACTCGGGTGCAGCGTATGGAACGGCTGCTAAAGGAAACGCGCGAGAGCATCCGAGGTTCCTATGCAAGGGTGCGCGAAACTACCAAAGGCGCTCTATACGACCTGGCGCCTGTGGAGTCGGAGTTCCTGAAAGACAGCATCAACCGCCCCCTGCGAATCGAACTCGCCACGGCTACCCCGAGTGCTGCGACATTGCGGAGCCTTGTGAATGGGACGCTCATAGAAGGGACTCCTCTCAACGAGTGGTGGGGTAATCAGAGGCAGACCACACGCCGGCTCTTCGAGGGGCAGATGCGGCAGGGCATCCTTGCAGGGGAGGACTTGGGAGCCTTGCGTCAGCGTGTGCGGGGACGGCACACAGGACGTTTCGTTAAAGTGGATGGACGCCGTGTCGGAGTGTACAGCGGCGGCATTATGGACATCAGTCGGCGCAACGCGGACACCCTGATACGAACCGCAACGCAAAGCGTGAGCAATGACGTTCGGGCTGCCACCATTGATGCTAACAACGATCTGATCAAGGGGCGGCAGACGTTGTCCACATTGGACGGACGGACGTCACCAATCTGTATCGCACGCAGCGGGTGGGCGTGGCTGCTCGATGGTAGTCCCGTGGCCGAAACGGGTGCGAACATTCGATATCCCGGTCCCCCTCCCTGGCACCCCAACTGTCGTACCACTGAGATCCCCCTGCTTCGCTCGTGGGAGGAGTTGTCGGGACCCAACTCCACGATATCGTCTGAAAAGCTCCGCCGGCTAGAGACGGCAGGGAGGAGGACACAGGCGAGTATGGATGGACAGGTCAGTTCGGGTCTGAACTATGAGCGATGGCTTCGTGGTAAGTCCGAGGCGTTCCAGAATAAGGTGCTGGGTCGAGGCAAGGCAGACCTATGGAGGGCAGGAGGCATCAAGAGCCTGTCGCAGTTGATAGACCAGACGGGACGTCCGATTACCCTTGCACAGTTCCAGGCGCGCGCGGGTTTCAAGGCACGTTCAGCTACGGCGATACCTGCTGCAGAGCTTGCGAACTATAAGGTGCATCAGAAGCTGCTTGAACGTCGCAAGGCGTTGAACACTAGCAAGGCAGCGGGATCGGACGTGGCGGCTGAGATCAAAGAAAACGAGCGTCAGATTCGCGCGTCGCGCAAGCTCGGTTACAACAAGCTGCCTCCGGGATTGAAGCCTCAACCAGCAAGACTGCCTGCACCAACAACCACTGCTTCGGATTTGCAGGCTAGAGCTGATTTTGAAGCTGCTGTAGACGGTAGATACGTGGCTACTTGGCAGGCTAAGGGTGGTGCTGCAGTTGGGTCGAAGTACGTAAGTAGAGCTCGTTCTACCACGAATCTACAAAAGGTGGAGGTTACGGACGGCGAGCATTTTTGTGGTCCTGCTGCTGTGGCTGCGGTTACAGGAGCGGAAACCGGTGTAGCAGCAAATGCTTTTAGGGCGTCTCAGAAGGCACCAAGTCCTGCTCGTATTACTGCTACTATTGGTCCTGCTACGGCCAATGCGGTTTCACAATTTGGTGTCCGCGCCGAGATTTACAAGGTGAATCCTTTGGGTGCTGGACCAGCAACTAAGTTTGACAGTTTGATGGACAAATTGCCGGAGGGTAGGTACATTGCTGGTGTGGATTTTTCTTTGGGTAGAGGTCGCGGCAGGGAGGCACACTGGGTGTCAGTATCCAAAACCAGAGACGGAGGTATTCAAGTAGCAGACAATGGTTCTCTGTTTTCGAGAAATCCCCAAGCTTACAGGTCCGCAGACGGTACGCTGGATATCACCATGAAAGCGGAAATCAAAGCACGTCGGGTAACTGCGGAAGAGTTAATAGTAATTCGCAATCCTTGAAAGAGGTATAGTTAATCATAATTTGTGGGAGGTCGTGTCATGGCAAGAGTGACCGTAAACTTCGCTTGGAGTGACTTTATTGATTCCAAGCTCTATGTGCTGGCGTCAATAGATTCCAGCGGACGGGAGTCTTGGACTAATTTGTCCATCTCCGAGCAGCAGTTGATGGTGGACGATATCGTAGTTGACGAATCGGCCGACGGTTTTTTCTACGTGGGTGTCGTTCAAGAGGATGGTTCCATGTCGTGGGACTCCAAGCACACGACACTGGAAAGGGCACGCGAGCAAGGGGTGAAGAGGTCCCGGGAGGAGTAACATGCTGTCCAAAGAACACCTCGACTTTCGATTGACCACGATTGCAGGTATCCTAGTAGGTCAACTGGAGGGTACCTGCTGCATGTCGGAGCCCAAGCAGTTTGAGGGCCGACATGGTGATCGCATCCGGGAGCTCGTGGATGAAGACATCTTCGTGTGCTCGGAGTGTGGATGGTGGTGTTCAAACAGCGAGATGGATGATGAAATAGATCTCGGCCCCAGGTGTCTCGAATGTGCGGAGGATCAATCATGAGCAGGTTGGAATTGTTGGTCAGCATCGTTCTGGTCGTAGTGTGTCTGACGCTTGTGGTGGTGCTTAACAAAGCAGTAGCACAAGACGTCCAGCACGAGGTGCAGTCACGAGTCATGCTGCCGTGCTTCGAAGTACAGGCGCACATGGTGGTGTCCAGGAATCCTGGTGTCAGGTACGACAAGGCGTATGGGGAGGTGCTGAAGCGAGCGAGTAGTAACTCAGCTACCCAATCCTTGCAGAGGGAGATAGAGTTGGCGGTGACCAAGACACCCCTCTCTTTTCGTCCCAATATGTACGACTTCTTCTTCGGTATGTGCGTTCGGAACGCTTTGAAGGCATTGATAAGGAATCGGCGATGAAAGCCATTATGGCAATCGCAGCGTCCTTGATGATACCTCGGGACTTGCTTCGCGAGGTAAACGAAGTGGAGCGTGAGCAGCGCAGGCTGACAGAGATGCTGCCTGAGGAATGCAACATTGAGTGGATGAAAATATGTGGAGGCATCGCTCAAGGTTCCACCACTCAAAAGACGGCGGACGTGATTCACAGATTGTCCACCAATCTGATGCTTGGGTTGCCCATTGAGGAGGCAATCTCCGCTACCAAGGAACAGGTGCAGGAAGAGGACGATTTCTACCGCCAATACGGGTTCAAGAGGGGGATGATATGACCATTGTAGTTGGAGTGCGGGTGGATGACACCATAGTGCTGGGCAGTGACAGCCAGGCACACATGGGTGCTCAGAAGGTACCTCAGAACAAGTTGGTGTCCACTACATCGGGTGAGCTCATAGTTGGAGTAGCAGGGCTCGCGATCTACAACAACTTGCTGCTTAAGTACATGAACAGTGTTGAGCACAAGGTGCCTGTGTCGAAAGGTGAAGTGGTGGATTGGGTATTTGAGTTTTACGACTTCTGCAAACGTGTATATGGATTGCAGAAGAGTTACGAAGACGAAATGTACCGGTTTGGCGACGTGGTGTGTGGTATGGTCATTGGTACGCGTGGAGGTTTGTTCCACGCTGGGCGGAGCTTCGACATCACGGAATACCCGGACTACATCGCCGAGGGCAGCGGGGCGGACTACGCTACGGGTGCTGGATACATCCTGAGTAAGCAGAAACGGCGTATGAACAGACAGGGCGTAATCTCAGCCGAGGCTACCGCTTTGTACAAAGCTGAGCACATGGTGCAGGCAGCATGCCACCATTCCATCGAGTGTGGAATGCCTGTGAACACACTTTCTTTGGAGGTGAGCGTGTGACTCCATATACACAGTTGATTCAGCACGCTCCATCCATTGGACAGTGGGGAGATTGTTATCGAACGGCCATAGGGTGCCTGCTGGACTATCCTCCGGAGGCAGTCCCACACTTCAGTGACTGCGCGGATAGAATCACACCGTCGGAAACTGAATACCTCACAAACAAGTGGTTGGGTGAGATGTTGTCCTTGCGAACGGTCAGTCTGCCATTCAACGGGGATCATCCACCGGATGAGATCACAAAGGCATTTGGGACTATCAACCCAGGCGCCGAGTACCTCTTTTCGGGACTCACCCGCATTGATACCCCGCACATTGTGGTGTGCAGGGACACGGAGCAGATACACGACCCAAGTGGCGGGGATTGGTGGATTGTCGCACCTCATAAAGAACAGAAGGGGGAGGAGCGTCGTTGGTACTGGGTGACCGTGCTGGCGGTGGACTTCAATGACCACATAAAGGATGGCAAGTACAAACGTGAATACCTCGAACGGAAGCCCTAGTCATGGCCAAGCGTAAGTGTGCTTGTGAGTGTGAGTTAGGTAAGCGTCGCAGAACTTGCACTCACAAGTTCACTGTGGTGCGTTGTCGCACGGCTCCCGGTCTGCGCGTACTCTACTGCGAAACGTGCGATATGAGCGAGTATGAACATGATTGGGTTATGATCAACAGAGGGAATCGCAAGGATGGCTAAACATGTTATCGGTGTTAAGGTGTTCAAGCGCATACACTCCGCCCGAGCCGTTCGCAATGTAACGGAGGCAGATCTTATAGGTAGGGTGGGGATATCTAAATCAGCATGGAGTCGCATGAAGTCAGGTGGTCAGAGTCTGTCCATCTACAACTTGATTCTTGTATGCAGGTCTCTGGATGTGAACTCGGATTACTTGTTGGGATTATCTGACGACATGCAGCGGCTGAATTGAAGTGGGTGTAGTAGTTTCTTGTGCTTGCTGATATGGTATTGTCTCACGCGACGACGCGGACTCCGATCAACTTTCTACAAGATGGGGGATGTACCAAATGGCACTGAAAGCAATTCTCGACTCACTCGACGGGCTGGACGAAGGCCTCAAGGCCCTCTACACGCAACGCGCGACGGACAACAAATACGTGCTTGGCGTGGAAGGGGAACTGCCCGGCTTCGTATCCAAAACGAGGCTCGACGAGTTCCGCAATAACAACACCAGTCTGCAGACCGAGATCGACCAGCTCAAGTCGGACGCCGAGGGTAACAAGGAACGGCTCGAGAGGCTGAAGAAGCTCGAAGCGCTCGTGGAGGAGGACGAAGAGAAGCAACTGCTTGCCGACGGCAAGCTGGACGAGGTGGTCGAGCGGCGTGTCGAGAAGCGTACGTCACAGATGCGGCGAGAGCTCGAAGGACAGATCAAGGCGAAGGACACCGCAATAGACGCACTCACCGGAGAGCGGGATACCGCGCTGGGCAGCTTCAACAATCTCATGATCGATACGTCAATCAACGACGCGATCAACGAAATTGGTGGGGTGCGCAAAGGCGCACTCACAGACGTCCGTTCGCGTGGACGTCGTGTGTTCCAGATGAAGGACGAGAAGCTGACCGCACTCGACGGCGACGGCAATATGATCTACGGGGCATCTGGATCCGATCCTCTGTCGCCTAAGGAATGGGTGGAGGGGCTGCTCGAGACCGCCCCGCATCTGTTCGAGGAAAGCAGTGGTGGTGGCGCCGGTGGCCGTAAGGGCGGCGACAAGCCTCCTCCGGGCGGCAACAAGAACGTCCGCATGGGAGACAGCAAGGCATTCAGCTCCAACCTGGAGGACATCGCCAGCGGCAAGGTACGTGTTGTAAGGTGAGGCAGATTAGGGCGGACTTGGTGCCCCGCCTGTTAGAGGGTTAGGAGTTCACGGCGACCTCCTCTCCCTCTCGGTCCGTGGTGGACGGACCGCGCAGCACCCGTGCTGAAAACAAGCAGGACCGGAGTGCGGACGACCCACTCCCTCTCCGACGCCTTCGGTCCTGCTTGAGCACGTTGTAGATATCACGAGCCCCGGAGGTTATTCAGACTCCGGGGCTCTTCCAACTTTGTTTCACCCCGCGCTTGGTATAGTTTCAATGCAGTGCAATCAACCGGAGACACGTCATGCAATCGAAACTCATGGTAGCCGCGGTATGCGCGTTCCTGCTCACCTCATGCGGTGGAGGGTCTTCCTCGGTACAGCCGCCGACGGACTTCCCCGAGGACATCCCCTACACGGGAACGGTATCGCTTCCGCAGGTGCACGAGTCGCACATTCAGCACGCTCCGATCTACTCGCAGGGCCGGCGTGTATTCGTGGGTGCGCAGCAGGAAGTGCCTGACCGTTTGGGCAGCATCGGCAGCCACAACGGCGCCGACATATCACTCGGTTCGGCGGACGACGGGTCTGAGCAGCTAACCGCATATCTTCAGCAAGCAGTCGGTGAGGAAAGATGGGCGACAGCGCCTGTGGTCAGCTTTGGTGGGGATGTCACCCCTGACAATCGGGACCGCGCGTTGCGTGCCATTCAGATGGTCAACACGGCTCTTCCTGAACACTTGCGAATACGGGTTGGTAGTGAGGGAAGTGTATCACTCAACTTCCTGACCGAACGCGGCGAGGATGTTTGTTCCTGCTGGGGAGTGACCTACAGCGACTTCACCGCAATTGGCACGTTCCCATGGGCGAATATCTCAGGAGGAAGAATCGACATCTACCAGGACTACAGCGACCAAGGTGACCGCAACGCCACCATCCTCCTCGCACACGAATTGATGCACGTCCTAGGCGTCAATGGAGGCGACAATGGCTCGCACACTCGGGGCGATATTGATTCCATAATGGGTGGAGGTTCAGAGGCGTACAGGCCCGGACCTGCCTCCGTCCTGCACCCCGTGGACAGAGAGGCTCTGCGTTTCATGTACAGCGCAGAAGATCTAGGACTGTGGAGCACCTCTTCGGAGCACCTGGTGGGCGAGACACGCTACACCAAGTTCGGAGTCGTGTCGCGCAATGGCTACTTCGAGCCTTGGGCGCAGGGTGTGGAGCCGTCCTCACAGTTTCAGGGTTCCGCCACGTGGTCAGGTGCTTTCGTGGGCTGGACCTCGAGTCGGAATGCCGTCGTGGGGACTGCGAACATTCGAGTGGACATGGGCACCCTGTCTGGAACAGCAGCGTTCACTCAATTGGACATACAGGGAAGCGATCGGACTCTGGAGGATTTGGAGTACTTGCTGCGAATGGAGGGCAATACGTTCCACGAAGCAGGAGGAGACGCCGGACGTCTGACAGGGGCCTTGGTGGGAAGGAATCACGAAGGCGTGCTCGGCACCCTGGAAAGGGACGATCTGACAGGTTCTTTCGGGGCGGACAGGTCGTATTAGGTATATTCGTCGTGTATGCATTGAACGCGCGGCAGGGGAGGACACATGAGCACACAACACCCGTTTTACGCGGTGGCTGAAATCTTCTGGTCTCAGCCATATGTGGTCAAGGTGCTGGATGCGAGGACCAGTGTGCAAGAGGTGGTAGACGCTTATCGCCTCCGCATGGATTCCGCACCCATCGAAAGAGCCACGTGTCTTCGTATTTACGGAGTCTCCCGCCGTCACAGGCCGGGCCAGTTGTTGAATCGCGAGTTTGCAGGCAACACCCGGTGCAGGGAATTGGAGAAAGAGGCCGTGGAGGACAAGATACGAGAGATGTCACTGAGCGCACTGGAGAGCGGAATCGAACGTGGGCAGGTGGGGACGGGTTGTTCTCTGCTGACTTCCAAGGTGAACGAGATTCGAGACCACTGGATGGAGCTCCAGAAGAAGACAATCGACTTCGACAGATTCAGCTACTGGAACCTGCTGGATGTGTACGAGCAGTTGGTGAGTTTGCGACATACGGCCGATCAGGCGCTGCTTGTTGTGGAGCAGATGCAGACCAATCGGCTGCAAAGTTTCTCGCAGGTCGAGCAGCCTGCATTGTTCAACACTGAGGAGGTGCAAGATGGGAATGAAGCAGGAACCGTCTAGCGTCACGGCATTGGCGCAGGCTCTCAAGGACGCTGGAATGGACGACACGAAGCGAGGTAACGCCAGGATGATTCGCGAGGTGGACGAGAAGGACGTAGTGCGGGTGTTCTCGTTCAAGGTGCGTCCTCTCGGAGCGGACCCTGCTCGTCAGCAGGTGAAGTTCTCGCAGATGGACGTTTTCACGCTGGACCGCAACGTTCGAAGCAAGCCACTGCCCGAGATTCAGGAGGCCATCGCCAATCGCATTGGCGTCGCGCATTGGTTCCGCAAGCACGTGGCGTACGTGGTGCTCAGCCCCGGTATGAGCTTCACTGTGAATTACGGCTAGAAAAAATGAAGTATTCGCACTCCGGTCTAGCAGAGAAATCTTTACTTGCAAGACAGGATTTACTGGACTCTGTATGGGACAGAGTGCTGCGGCGCGTAAGAAAAACACCATTCGGTTGTTGGAGGCACTTAGGAGGTGATACTTCCTTAGACTACTATCCATTAGTCCAAGTTACCTTCTGCAAACGAAAAAGAGGTGCGGCGGTAGGTGTACACAGAATTTCCTACATCTACCACAATGGGCCAATTCCGGATGGTATGTTCGTCCTTCATAGATGCGACGTTCGGAGGTGTATCCGGCCTGATCATTTATGGTTGGGAACACAGGCTGATAACCTCAAGGACATGGCAGATAAAGACAGAAGTTCTCATGGAGAGAAACGTTCTATGAGCGTGCTCACCGAGAAAGAGGTGTTGGAGATGAGAATGTTGAAGTTTGAAAAAGGTTGGACCTACAGTCAGGTAGGTGAAGAGTTTGGGGTTTGTCTCGCGGCGGCATTCAACGCTTGTAATGGTGTGACGTGGAGGCGGGTATGAAAGTGAGAAAAACATACCGCAGGCGTCGAGCAGGTCCTCCTGTGCTGGAGTTTCGCGACGAACACGCCTTCCTGTCCAATTTCTACCCTGCCTCCCTTAGCCTCCCTCTGACCGGGGCTACGTCGGACGCTGTTGAGTTCCCCACTGTGGAGCACGCCTTTCAGGCGATGAAGTCACAGGACCCTGACGAGCGGAACAAGATACGCCTCGCATCCTCTCCGGGGTTGGCGAAGAAGATGGGACGTCGAGTAAAGCTCCGCCCCGATTGGGAGGACGTCAAGATTCAGGTCATGGAGCACCTGGTGTCTCTGAAGTTCGGCAATCACGAGAGCTTGCGCCAGGCTCTCGTACTGACGGGTGATCGGGAACTGGTGGAGGGTAACTGGTGGAACGATACCTTCTGGGGCGTGTGCAAGGGACAAGGGCGGAACGAGCTTGGTATAATCCTAATGCAGGTTAGGGACCATTACAGCGGGAGGCGTTGGTGAACATCTTTGTCTTGCACGGTGACCCATACGTGGCGGCATCAATGCACGGTGATCGCCACGTAGTCAAGATGCCATTGGAGCTAGCGCAAGTTTTGAGTACGGTGCACAGGTTGAAGGGCACACGGGATGATTCCGTGCTCGACAAGTACGGAATCTACAAGGCGTCCTATCAACATCATCCAATCGTCAAGTGGGCGTGCAACAACGCTGCGAACTATGCGTGGGCACTTTGCATGTTCGATGGACTGTGCCGCGAGTTTCGTTTTCGTAGACACAAGGGACACAAGTGTGAAGAACTGATGGAAGGTTTGCGGGTGATTCCGGGTAATCTACCCGGGTGGGAGGACTTGGACAGCAGTCTCACAAATTCGCCCCTCTGCATGCCCGATACGTTTAAGACGAACAACATATTCCTTTCGTACCGTGCTTACTACCTGTACAAGTGGTGTCAGGGCAAGGTGGAATACAATTGGGGACGGCCGCCTCCCGATTGGCTGCGAGTCATGGTGAAGGGTTTGTTGGACACCCGCGCAGGCAAAAAGCTGAAGCGCACACGACGCAAGGTAATGCCACAGTGTCTATTGCCTGTGGATGAGCCTGCACCCAAGAAGCGTACCAAGCCAGTTCGCGATACGATAGACCCGTCCGCAAAGGCGTACATCCAGAGCAAAAAGCCCAAACGGAAACGAGCGAAGGTTCCCGGTACCATTCAGGTATTCACCGGTGAGTACGCCTTCCTGAACAACGCGAACCCGTGTCCGATAAAGCTAGAAGACGGGCGTACCTACCCAAGTGCGTTGCACGCCTTCTACGCCTCCGCAACGTTTCGCGCAATGGACCGCCGTGCCATTCGGCAGGCGAAGGGAGCCTCGAAGCTACGCAGTATATGGACGGGTATCGACAAGCACACGTTGCGCGGTGATTGGGATAAGGTGCGGGATGACGTGAAGCTCGATATCCTTCGGCGCAAGTTCGAGGATGAGACCCTGGCATGGAAGCTTGTGGGTACGGGTGACGCCCTTCTGAATGACAAGTTGCATGGGTGGAATGTCGAACTCATGCAAGTGCGAGAGGAGTTGAAGCTTAAGTCGAAATAAGGAGGCTTGTAGTGTCCCGAAGCGCCCATTGACGGGCGCTTTTTTTTGCTTTTACGATCCTGATCGAAGATCGTAAATGCAACCTTGCAGCGGGGCTGTGAGGTGTCGGAGGCGGCGGGGCCGCTAACGGCTGCACCACGGGGTGGTGGCATGCTAGTCGGTCAAACGACTTTGTGTGTTTTTGTCAACCACTGCCAACGAGGTGCAGAAGAATGAACGATATCGAAGCTGTAGTACCGCAGTTGCTGGCGCAGGGTCTCCTCGCACTCCGCAACTTCAACATGATGCCCATGGTGGTCAACACGGACTACTCGTCCGAGTTCGCCGAGAAGGGTGATACGGTCGACATCCCGGCGCCTGGTCCGGTCGCAGTCCGCGACGTGAATCCGGGTCCCGTACCGCCTGGGGCACCCGCAGACGACGCCACCAAGATTCAGCTCCCGCTGGATCAGTGGAAGGAAGCGCCCTTCTACATGACCGACCGCGACATGCAGGCGGTCATGAATGGCTACATTCCGCGCAAAGCCACCTACGCCATCTCGTCGCTCGTGGACACGGTCAACGCGCACATTCTGCGCGTCGCTGCTCTGGGCATTCCCACGGCCATCGGCACGGCGGGCACCACTCCGTTCGGAGGTGATGTGACCATCGCCACCGGTGCTCGAAGGGAACTGAACAAGCAGAAGGCGCCGGCCGCGGAGCGGTTCTCCGTGCTGGATCCCGATGCCGCAGCGTCGGCTCTCAACCAGCGAGCGTTCCAGGACGTTTCGTGGTCGGCCAATCCCGCGGCGATCATGGATGGTGACATCGAGCGAAAGTTCGGCATCCGATGGCTCGAAGATCAGCAGGTCTTCACGGCCACTCGGGGTGGAGGCGCCGTCGCGGCCGTGGTCAACGCCCACAATGCCGGAGTCTCGTCCCTGACGGTGGACGGTGCGGGCGCTGCGGGCATTCGTGCGGGTGTTGCATTCACCATTGCGGGTGATATGCAGCCGTACACCGCCACCAGGGATATCGCTGGCGGGGCCGTGACGATCAACCCGCCGTTGCAGCAGCCCGCGGCGGACAACGCGGTGATCACAATCGCAGAGACCACGGTGCACAATGTGGCATTCTCGCGCGACTGTATCGCGTTCGCTTCACGGCCGCTTCTGGCGGAGGACGGGCTGGGTTCCACCATCATGGCGGAGACCGACCCCGTCACCGGACTGACGCTTCGTCTCGAGGTGTCGAGGCAGCACAAGCAGACCGAGTGGTCCTTCGACCTGCTCTATGGCTGCATCATTCAGCGTCCGGAGCTCGGCGTCCGAATCCTCGGCTGATTCGCCGGCGGTCATTTCGTTTCTTGGGGCACCTCACTTGGGGTGCCCCTTGGACGATTTCTTCAGGTTTGTCCCAAGGAGCTTAGCAGATGAAAACACTCGAAGTGCTATGGCCCGACGAGTTCGGCGAAGACGTGGTGACGATCAACGAGTCCGACTTCGATTCGAGCATCCACGAGCTGGTCGACGGCGGCGGCAAGGGTTCGGTGGAAGAGGCGGTGTACGCCGAGATTCAGTCCATGTCCGAGGCCGACCCCGACAAGGCGAACGACGACTGGTGGAGGAAGGACGGCTACCCGGAGCTCAAGGAACTCCGCAATCGTCTGCCCGACATCTCGGTGACCGACGCGCTGCGCAGCGATCAGTACGAGCGTTACGAGGCAGGCAACACCTGATGAACACGGAGTCCAAGGACAAGGCCAGCGGGGCAATCGTCTCGCTGGCCGAACGCCAGAACCCGAAGCCGAACGACAACGTAGTTCGGCGTTTGGAGCTCATCCTTGAGGAAGCCCGAGCAGGGAAGATTCAGGGATTTGGAATGGTTTGTTGTCAAAGAGGTGCGGTTGATTCTTGTTACTGGATTGTGGGAAACTTTGATTCCTGGTATAACGTGATAGGCGCTTGCAGGGTGATGTCTCAAGAGTTTGAACGCGAGGCGATGCAAGGTACGGTGTTTATGGACCCGGACGCCGACAAGCCGGAAAACGAGGAGGATGAGTGATGCCTTTGGACACCACAGTAGGCGGGCCGCGCTCGAACTCCTACCTCACCGTCGAAGAGGCGGATGAGTACCACGCGACTCGTTTGCACAATTCGGGGTGGGCGTCGGCCGACGCAGCAGACAAGGAAAAGGCTCTTATCTGGGCCACGCGAATGTTGGACAATGGTGTGCGCTTCGTCGGACGCCGCTACGGGTTATACCAAGAACAAGCTCTGCAGTGGCCAAGAAATTCGGCGACGGATCGCGAGGGATTCTACATAGAGTACAATGTGATTCCCCGGCAGGTGAAGGAGGCCACTGCGGAGCTTGCCTGGCTGCTTCTTGCAAGGGATCGCACCGCAGCCGAGTCAGGTGACAGCACGCAAGCAATTCGAAGCGTGGCGGTGGGTCCGATTCGGCTGGGCTTCTCTGAGGACAGGGAAAAGGTGCGCGAGACAAGGGAGGAGCCCATCCCCGCCACTGTGGTGGATCTGTTGCAAGGTCTGGGCACGTTGGTAGGGAAGACGCCTCTTAGGGTGGTACGGACATGAGCATCAACCTGCCCGAAGTACAAGGATTGGTCCAAACGGTCCAAACGTCCGTTGCCTCGGCGTTCGAGCTCCTCGTGGACTTTCAGCAGAGCATCACCATAGAGCGGTATCAGCAGGCTGAGTCCAAGAACTACAATCCAGCGACTGGAGCTTTGGCGCAGTACGCTCCTGCGCGGGAGGTGGTGGTTGGGTTGGTGCTTGACTACGAGGCCAGCAAGGTGGACGAGGAAATCATTCTTCGTACCGACCAGCAGGTTCTCATAGAACGGTCCAAGGTGAACGTGTCGGGTAATGGGGAAATCAGCACGCGGGATCGTTTGCGTGTAGGGACGTCCCTGCTGAAGATTGTGGATGTGTCCGTGGACCCGGCCGGGGCTCTTTACACCCTGCAAGTTCGAGAAGGTAGCGGCTGATGCCTGACGAGCGCGCACTGAGGCGATTCGAGGCCGACCTGGAGGCATTCGCAAACCGACTGGACGTGGGTGTAGGGGTTGTCACTCAACGTGTGGCACTTCAGGTGTTCACGGGTGTGGTTCAGAAAACCCCTGTAGACACAGGTCGTGCCAAGTCCAACTGGGGTATCAACGTAGGCGCTCCGTCACCTCCTCCTTCGCACGCCATGACAGAGGAGGAATCGAAGAGCCGACGTAAAGCCGGTAACAAGGCGAACGCCGCTTCGGAGGATGCAAAGGCTCTGGCGTACGCTTCTGCTGAGTTGGGTAGTGTGGACGGCAGCGACGCGGTGCACATAACGAACAACCTCCCGTACATCCAGGCATTGAACGATGGTCACTCGGACCAGGCACCGAAGGGGTTTGTGGAAGACACCGTCGCAGAAGTAGCACAGGTGATTCAGGAGATCATAACCGAATGAGCTTCGAGGCCGAACGTGCTGCTATAGAAGGATGGTTCCACGACCGGTGGGAACGATTCTTCGCTGCGGACGCTTATTGGGATGGATACCCCTTAGGTGCCCCTACAGTGCGCGCAGACTGTCGCGTGGCGTATGACAACGTTCAGTTCACAGCCCCGACGCCCGACCAGGACAACCCGCAAGAAACCGTGTGGGTGCGTCTCACGATACTGCCAGCGGGGGCCTCACAGATTACTCTTGGGGACAACCCGATACGTCAGCACAACGGGGTGATCTCGGTCCAGATCTTTCATCCCGAAAACGCCAAGGCGAATTGCATTCGGCGCGTGGCGGACATTGTGTCCGCTATCCTCGACTTGCAGTCTATTGCACTTACGGATGTGTCTGGGTTTGTACAGTGCCGACGTTCGAATCTGCGAAGGATTGGTCCCGAGAACGGTTGGTACCAAGTCAACGTGGATACCGTTTATGTACGTCAAAACAGTGCTGGTGTTTCTGGTGCTTTGTCTCTTGCATACGGACTGGTGAATGAGGATCTGGATGACTTTGTAGTGGGTGCCGGCTCTCCTGTAGGGGTTACATTGGCGTCTCCTGCAAGAATCGTTTTCCCCGTAACTACGGAGGACCATCCCAGGTTCTGGTTTGAGCCTCCGACTGGATTGGCATTTGGAGCGGTGTACAACATTGCTATAGAACGCACTCTGGGAACATTCGACCACACATGGGTCCCATTCAATCCGAAAGATGACATGGGCGCATTCAACGAAGATAGGGTTGTGTTTCACAGCAAAAGGTACCATGCGGGTGTGGTATACATAGCCGCCATCCATCACCTGTTTGAGATAGAGCAATGAGCGCACGTCTTTACTACGCGATAGAGACCTCTTTCAGGTCTGGCATAGCGCGCGGGGCCTTGCCTGATACGGGTACGGAGACCGACGACACTCAGCGTGACTTGGTGCTCAGGGGACGCGCACTTCCTGGAATAACCAACAGTGTAAGGATTGAATATGAGGAGGAGGAATCAGCCGAGGTAGCCACTAGTGCAGGTCGAGGGCCTCTACAGCCACCTACGAAGATTAACGCCAGGCAGGTTGGTCAGGTATCTTTGGGTCTGAGAAACTTGGGACGTTTGCTGCAGAGTGTTCTATGGAGTCAACCGAGTCCTGCAAGTCAAGGTTTGGGTATTCCAGTAGTGGATGCGGTGATTGAGGATGATGGACCTTTCATCCGTAACGGATCACACCGAAGAAGTCTTCTTTTGGTTAGGCAGGACGACGATGGCAGCCATCCACCTGCAAACACGGCATTGCAAGTTTTCAAGGGGGTGGTAATTGATGACCTGTCTTTCAGTCATACAACACGTCTCAGCACCGTCGGCGAACTAGGTGTTTGCACGTTTGGTTTCATTTGCACGGACTACGAGGCAGGCAGTGGTCGACGATACCCGGAGGACTTTTCGTCGGAAGGACTTGAAGATGATCGTCACTTTCACGAATTGAGCGCAGGTGCTGAAGTAGTGCTATCAAACCTTACTAACTTGAGGGTAGGGAATTACTTGTCAGGAGGGGAGGACAAGCACGTTTTCGTAGATTGCTTCTTTCGCAATTCTGTTCGTCCAAAATACGGACTGGGATCTTTATTCCCATTTGATATCGCATTGTCGCAAACCCCGTTTTCTTGTGGAGGTACTCTAGGCATAGTTCTTGACCAAGACACGCAAGGAACCATCCGCGCTTTGCTGTCTGATTTTGAGTCCAATGAGAGTCTGGGAGGTTTCCCATTGTCTTTCAATTTGGAACAAACTATATCCCCCAAAGATGGGTACAAATTCACATTCCCGTCCGTGTCCATTACCAAGGCACGAATGGTGGAACCTCCGGGAGGAGGTTCGGGAGGATCCAACGCTCCCTCTCAGTTGGAGGTGGAATGGTATTCCACTGGCACGGAAGACGGGGAAGCAATTCTTATTCAAAGATTGCAACAGACCTAAACGGAGGATGAAGTAATGAGCGAAGCCAACCAAGTTGAAATCTCATACCAGGCAGAGGCCGCTGGGCAGTTCGGAATCGCCGTACCTGAAAACGCCAAGCGCGAGCTTCGGTACAACTCCGAATCGCTCGTTGCAAACATCAACGACGAAGACAGCCCGGAGATCAGCTCCGACAGGCAGTTCTTCGACGTGATTCCGCTGGGTTCGTCCTTCGGTGGCGACATCCCCACGTCTCTGTCACATGGGAACCTGGACGACCTCCTGCCCAGCGCGTTCTTCAACCCATGGACGGATATCAGCATTTCAGGTGACGCGAATCTAGCTGTCGCCGCAGGTGTGTACACAGACACGGCCTCTGGGTTTGGCGCACTCAAGGTAGGGGACAGAGTAAGAACGGAAGGGTTTCCTGCCGCTGCAAATGCGAATGGGTGGAAAACAGTCACTGCTGTGGCTGACGATGGTTCTACGGTGACACTTTCACCGCCTGGACCTAACACCGCCGCTGGTAATGGCAGGTCGATAAAGTCTTCCAATCTCAAGAACGGAAAGACACGTCATTCCTTTTCCATCGAGAAGAAGTTCTCTGCACTCGACCCACTGATTCAGCACAACTACATCGGCTGCTTGGTGCAGGGGATGGCGATGGAGTTCCGAGCAGGCGCTTCGGTCACGGCGAATCTCACAGTGTCCGCGCAGAAGCATGCACAGGTGAGTGGGCCAAACGCGGCTGTATTCAATCCCATGCGAACGCCGGCTCCGAAGAACCTCATCTTTTCACCGGCGGACACGAAGGGTTTGCAGGTAGGACCGGCCGATTCGTTGCATGTTCCCGACACCGTGGTGCTTTCGGCGATCACCATGAACTTGGGCAACAACCTCCGGTCGCTACAGCAGCTCGGGACGCTGGACATCGGGGACATTCGTCCGGGTCGCTTCAGCGTGGAAGGTTCGTTGGAAATGTATTTCTCCGACGGTGGCTTGTACGACCGGTTCCTTGCAAGGCAGGAAACGGAAGTGTCGTGGCGTACGGTGGAGCCGAACAGCGACAACATCTACTACTTCGACATGCCGCGGGTACGTGTTCGCAACGCGCGTATCGTGGCCGGAGGCGTAGACACGGACCTGACGGCCCAGTTCGACTATCGTGCGCTGGGGCATCGTACACGCGGTTATACGTTCATGATGACGAAGAATGCGGCGTAAGGCAGAACGCGCGGCAGGGGAGGGCTGAGCGGTTCTCAGTGGGGTAATTTCAACGCGACGAAGGAGGTAGTACGATGGACCTGGCAAAAGAGTTTGGCACGGATTCAGAGAAGGAAATGGAGGGCGTGTGGTGCCGTATTTCTGACGACGCGGAAGCACTGATCGCTCGTGCGAACAATCGCAATTTCCGCGACTTCAACAAGAACGCGCTCAAGCCGTTCATGCGTCGGGGGCGGCTGTCCATCTCCGACGAAAAAATGGAGGACGTCACTCGCGAGAACATTGCGAAGACCGTCTTCCTGAAGATTCGCGGCAAGTGGCAGGAGACCGACGACGACGGCCAGTTGGTGGACGTCAAGGACAACCCTGCCAATCGTGTTCGTATCCTGAAGACGTATCCGGAGTTGATGGAAACGGTGCTGACGTACGCCAACGACTTCGAGTTGTATCGGGAGGAACAGATTGCGGACACGGTGGGAAACTAACCGAGCATTTCGAATGGTGGGATTCCTGGGGACCACAATACGAGGCTCTACTGGAAATAGAAAAGGCGGGATTTAAGGTAAAGGCACTGGAACGACTGCCCGAACTGTCAGATACCGCTAACGAGTTGCTTGCACACTACAGCAATTTGGTACGTAGGTGCCCGCAACCGTTTCCGTTTTCAGAGATTGAGGCGTATTGTCGTTTTCAGGGAATCCAGTCATTCGATGATCGGGAAGAGTTTCTCGTGTACCTAGACGCGATATTGGAAGTGTTAAGTGCTCTGAGAAGAGCCAAGGCGGAAAAGGAGGCAGGGAAAAGTGGCACACCGTCTGGTAACACTACTATCATTCAGCGAAAGGGACTGGGTTAATGGCTAGCCTAGACGTCAGGATAGACCCGACCCAAGCGAGACAGGGTTCCCAGGTAGTCCGACGCGAGCTTCGGAGCATCGGTTCCGAAGCTCGTACCACCGGCTCAGCTGTACGTCGGCACATAGGTGGGGACTTCCGCACGGCCTCCGAACAAGCGAAGCGTTCCGTCGCAGGCATCGCCAGTTCCCTTAGGGGTGTTGGTACGATTCTAGGCGGGTTGGTCGGCTTTACCGGCGTCACATCTTTGGTCAGGGCCTTTGCGTCGGGGCAGGCTGCTGCAACAACGTTCGAAGGATCCATCCAGGATCTGTCCGCAATCACCGGGGCGGTAGGAAACGACCTAGAGTTCTTTACAGCAGCCGCCCGAGAGATGGGAGCTACGACCACCTTCTCAGCGGCGCAGGCAGCAGACGCCTTTACGTTGATCGCGTCTGCCAAGCCGGACCTGCTCAGCAACGCGGACGCTCTGAAGCAGGTGACGCAGGAATCGCTTAGCCTCGCGGAAGCCGCTGGTATCACGTTGCCCGACGCGGCGAACGTCCTGGGCATTTCGCTCAATCAGTTTGGTTTGGCAGCCGACCAGGCAGGTAGGGTGATCAACGTTCTCGCCGCTGGTGCCAAGTTCGGAGCGTCTCAGATAACGGACACGGCGGCCGCGTTGAAGAATGCAGGCGTCACAGCACAAACGGCAGGCGTATCGTTCGAAACAATGAACGCTGCGATCCAGGTGCTTGCGTCGGTAGGCTTGAGAGGAGCCGAAGCCGGTACCCCGCTTCGAAATATCCTCCTCAAGTTGGAGCAGCAGTCGGAGAGCTTCCGACCGAGTGTTGTTGGATTGAGTCAGGCGCTGCAGAACGCCTCTGACGAGTTCACCACCACGTCAACTCGTGCAAAGGTGTTTGGTTCTGAGAACATCAACGCCTTTAACGCACTGTCGAATGGAATCCCGTTGCTAAGGCAACTGGAGGACAACATAACGGGCACGGGTGTTGCATATGAGCAGGCGGCCATTCGCGTTGACGATTTGGAAGGTGATTTGGCGGCACTGAATTCTGCTTGGGAAGACTTGAACATTGCGATTAGGGATACCGAGAGCTTGCGGAGTACGGTGCAGGGGTTGACTGATTTGTTCCGCTTGCTAGCGGGTCACATTGAGCGGATAAATGAATTGCAGGAGGAAGGCTTTGTACCTGCGACACAGTACGACTACTTGAGTCAAGATCTTACGAACTTGGACGCCCGTCTTGGGCAGTTGACCGAACGTTTGCAGGATCTACGGCAAGAGAAAGCAGACATAGAGCGGACCTCCGATCAGGATCTCATTTCATTGCAGTCACTGGAGGACCAGATTGTAGCAGTGCGCACCGCTGCTTATGAGGTGGGTCAAGCAAGAGCCGCTGTACTGCAGGGTCAAGACCAAGACCAACAGCAGATCCTAGACGATCTTAGCCAGGTGCAGGATCGTTTGGTAGACATCACACTTGAGTACTTGAACCTTGGCAGGCGTAGAGAGGAAGCTCTGGCGTATGACATGTCCGGTCGGCTGTTTCCTTTCGACTACGAAGGTGAGAAGCAGAGGTTGCAGGAAGCGTTAGAGGAAGCGAAAGCTCTTCGGGAACGCTTGTTTAGTGACTTGGAAAGAAGTACAGCTCCTTCACCTCAAGTTGAGGAGTACACGGATAACCTGGATCGTTTGAACGCCGAGGTGGGCAGTTTGATTGCGTTGCAGGATCAGTACTCAGTTGCCTTGCGGGAGGGTTCGACGGAGGTTGCTCAGATAGAAGAGCGTATCGTTGAATTGAGCAACAGCATCACGGATCTGCGGGCGGAACAGTTGCGAGCTACTAATCAGGCAAACTGGGATTCTGTGACAGCACAAGTTGAGAACTACAGGGATGCAATAGTACGATTGGCCGACGCGCAACGGGTGGCTGGTCAGGAAGCAAGAGCTACGGAGCAGGCCAACGCCCCTCCAAGCACAGAGCAGTTAGATCCATTGGCCCGTTTGCGCGGTCTTAACACGATTCAGTTGTTGCGACGCGCACAGACATTGCTTCGCGAGGTACGCACTCCACAAGAAACGTTGGATTTGGAGCGGCAGAGAATTGAGTTGTTCCGTGAAAGAGGAATCCTTACGGACGAATTAGCGCAACGAGCACGTGTACTCGCCCAAGAGGAATTTGATGCAGCTACCCAAGGGGTGCAATCTGGTCGGGAGCTTGTGGACGTCCACAGAGCTTTGGTGGATGCGCTGCTTCCCAGACAGTCCGCTCAGGACCTCTACGCTCAGAGGGTAGCGGATATAAACTTGCTGGAGCAAAATGCACAGAAGCTGGGGTTGTCCGACATTGACATTATCCGTTTGCGAATTGGTGCCTCGCGTGACCTGTCCGACCAGCTTGGAGAGCTCGAGCAGGCGCAACGCGAGGTGAATGACGTTACCGCCCAAGTGGTGCAGAGGTACCTTCCGACCGTAGCAGCGCAGCAGAGGTATCATCAAGCGTTGCGTGATATTGAAGAAGCAAACTTGGGTGTGGTGGACACCGAGCAGGCGAAGATAAATGCCCTGCGCGAATACGAGCGTGCGATAGGTACGACCACATCTTCGCTGGATCGAACGGTGGATGAAACGAAAGACGCCGTGCAAGTAATTCGGGGTGAGTTTGAGACATTGGGTGGGGACGTTGCGGGAGCATTGGCGTCTGCCTTCTTGGGCGCCGAGACGCAGTTCGATGGTTTTCTAATTCGTTTGGCACAACGGGCGTTATCCGCGCAGTTGGAAGCGAATGTGATCAACCCGATATTGGGATTCGCGAGCACCTTCCTATCGGCGTACACGGGAGGGTTTTCGTACAACTACGCTTCCACTGGAGGTGCGAATCCAGGACTTTCTGGGGCGTTGCAATCCGGTGGGGCAGCCAGAGCGGGTGGGAGCTACATAGTAGGTGAGGCCGGTCCCGAGCTTTTGACGCAAGGTGCTCGAGGAGGTTTTGTGACACCGTTGTCCCAAGGACGGGGTGGAGGTGTGACGGTAAATATCTACTCGGGTGATGCTCAGGCCGAGGTGGAGGAACGAGAAGGGCAGTCCGGGGAACAAGTGATAGACGTAACCGTAGGAAGCGCTTTGGGTCGTATGAGTGACAGCGGTGAGCTGGATGCGTTGTTCGGTTCCTATGGCGGTCGGCGTTCTCTAACTCCGAGGTAGTGGAAGATGCCATCAACAATTTACTGGCCGTCGGAAAATCCTGACAATCCAGGACAGGCGCAGGTGCCAGGTAATCCCGCGCTTGTAGCACCTGGTCTGCGACTACCCGCACGCTTTCAACCACGGGGGTTTCGAAGACAGCCGAAACCCACAGCTCTTGTCACGCAGCCGGAAGTAGGTCCGGTTCGTATTCGAGGCAGGACCACTCAGCGCATTTACAACATTCGCGGGAACATAGTGCTCACTGAAGCACAGGTGGACGTGTTCGAGAATTTCTACTACAACACCTTGGCCAGAGGTACGAGGTCATTCAACTGGGTAGATCCTTTAAGACAGCACACCCGAGTGGAGATGATCTTTTACGGTCAGGCGGCTCCTGCAATTAACGCGGCAGGCCCGATCACCTATTTGGCTGTATTGGAACTGGAGATGTACAGCTGATGGCACACGAAGTTTCAGCGACGTTAAGGGATGCCATTTATCGTGGCAGAACTGAGCGTGTCTTCATCGTTCTTTTGAGCATCACGCATCCGAGGCTTACGGAAACCATACGCTTCAGTTCTGATGGCAGGGACACAGTATCCAATGGCATTCGCTATCAGTCGTTTCCGTTCAGGATAGCTCTGCCGGATGACAGACAAAACGCGCAGCCTCGAGCGCAGCTGGAAATCCCAAATGTGGATTACAGCATCATCACCTTTTTGAGAACGGTGCCCACGCCCGCCACGGTGGAAATTCGTGTCGTACTTGATTCGGATCCTAACAGGGTGGAAAGAGGCCCTTGGGTGATGGAGCTGGTGGACGTTTCATACACGATTGAGAGTGTGAGAGGGACGATACGCGCTCCGTCTCTATTGTCGGAGCCATTCCCCGCAGAATCATACAACGCGACCGATTACATCGGCCTGTAATGAACGATCACATACCAACGTGGATTAGGACGTACATCGGCATTCCGTTTGTTACGGGAGGTCGTGCGAGGTCTCAGGGGGTGGATTGCTGGGGCCTTGTGTGTCTCGTTTACGAAGAACAGTTTGGGATAGAGCTTCCACACTACTCGAACGGCTACGCGGATGTAGTTCGGGATTGCAAACAGATTAGTCGCTTGATTGAACGTCACAAAGAACCGATGTTTGAAGTGGTGACGGAAGACGTTTCGCCGAGTAACGGAGTAGTGGTGTTACTACATGAGCGTGGGCTTCCGCTTCATGTGGCACTTTACGCGGGAAAGGAAAACGGCACCAAGTACGTACTGCACACCACGCAAGATAGAGGCCACTCGTACCGGGAGAGGTTAAATGGACCAGAGCTTAGTTGTAGCGAACCAATCTTCTTCAGATATAAAGGAGGTGATCCCAAAGGAGGGTGACCTCATAGTATCCATTGGTGCGCTACCATTCGAGAGTGGTCTCCGCAAGGTTCTTATGGTGCCAGGAGGTGCTAGAAAGACAATTGCGGATATCCTCGGTCCCGTTCCCGAGTGCGATAGGCATTCCATAACGGTGCAGTTCAAAGGGGAGGTGATACCAGAGGATCAGTGGGATACGTTTATGACGGGCGAAGAAAGGTACGCTTTGTACATTAACGTGGTGCCACACAATCGGAACGTCCTGGCAATCGTCGCGGCTGTCGCCCTGTACATTTTCGCCCCGTACGCTGCGGCGTACATCGCAGGTGCATCTTCTGGGTTTGCTTACACAGCAGCTTTGGCAGGTGTTACGGTAGTTGGTTCCTACGCTATTGGGCAGATGTTGGGCCCCGAGGTTGGTGGTCAGAATGACATCACAAGGGATCCGCAAAGGTTTGGCATTCAGTCCACGCAGAACTCAGTACCTTCCCGGCGCAATTCTGTTCTGTGCGTTATGGGTACCCATAGGGTAGCGCCTTATTTTGCTTGTAGGCCTTACGTGTTTGTGGATGGTCCAGATACACTTGTCTTCAGAGGTTTGTATGATTTTGGTTACGGTCCAATAGATTTTGATGTAGACAGTTTTAGATTTGGAGACTCTGCAATTTCAGGTTTTCAAAATGCCACTGTTGTCACTCACGAAGGTTTGCCAAACACTTTAAGTGAACTATCGGATTTTTCGGAAACGCATGACCAGCGGCAAGTAAACAAACAGCTGGAAGGCACTTCTGAGGGTGCTGGTGAGTGGTCCGAGTTTTCATACAAGCCGGGGGTAAATAGAGCTGTATTGATTGTATCTTTCAATTCTTTGCTCAGACTTAGCAAGAAGGGGGACAAAGAAAACAGAACTGTTACTTTTGAGATTCAAAAGAAGGAAGGAACTGGAGTGTGGTCAAACAGCAATGAAGTGAGTGCTACTGCTGCTACGACTTCACAGCACTTTCTTGAAATGAACATTTCATTGACTACAAATGTAGGAGGTTCGATAAGGATTAGAAGATCAACATCGAACGAAGATGATGTAAGAGTTCAAGACGTTTCTATTCTTACTCATGTAGATTTCATAACTCCTGAGACACCTGTAAAGGCGCTGGGCAGAGCACTTGCTTTCGTTCAAATAACAGCCGACAGAAATTTGAATAACATAGTGCAGACATTTACGGCCATTTGCACTCGCAAGATTCCGTTTTACCAAGGTGGAGCGTGGACGGCTCCTAGGGGTGGTGCAGGAGCGTCGAGTCCTGCATGGCAGTTCGCCTCAATCCTTCGTGGCCCTGGTATCGTGGCTCCCATACCAGATGAAAACATAGACGCGGAGGCCTTGGCAGAGTGGGCCTCTCGCTGCGCTACAAGGGGTTACCGGTACGATGGTGTGTGGAACAATGCGGAAGGTATCTGGGATCGTTTGAATACTGTAGCGGCGTGTGGTCGCGCTTCGGCTACATTGGTAGACGGGAAGGTGTACAGTGTGGTGGTTGACCAGGAAAAGACAGTGCCGGTAGACCTGATCACCCCCAAGGATACCTTGCAGTTTACCGGAACAAAAGCCTTTAAGGATCCACCGCACGGGTTCAGAGGTTTCTATAACGACAGGGACAACGAATATCAAGAATCCGAGATCACCGTTTACGGGCCTGGTAGAAACGAAACGAACAGCACGAACATTGTCGCTGTTCAGTTAGCACCTTTGGGGATAACCACTGCGGCAGAGGTACACAAGTTTCTCAGATATCTGCTTGCGAACGAATTGCTGCGTCCTGAATCTTTCAGGGTCATCCAGGACATAAAGCATTTGAGATTGCAGAGAGGGGATTACGTAGACCTCCTGTACGATGCGCCGTTGATCGGTCTGGGAGCCGCGAGGTTGATAGAGACCGACGCTTCCCGTAGAGGGGATGGTAGGTGGGGCGCGTTTTCCTTGGAGGAAGATATTGAACTTAGCACAGGGCAGAATCACACCGTTCGGTTTCAAACATTGTCCGGTGAGGCTGTGATTCTGCCCATTGTGAAATCTCGCAACGTTTCGATTCCTACACAAAGTGTTCGAGTCCAGGCAACTGGTGTTCGTGATTAAGGAGGAAGTGAAATGGGACTGAAATTGGCAGGCGCACGGAGAGTCAACCGCGGCGGGTTCTTCGGTACGGGAATCTACCTGGCTGCAATGTCAGATGGCAGCACGGAGTTCCCGGCAGCGGGAGCTTATGCTCGCGTAGGCTCAACGAATATAGCGCGGTGGGAAGCGGATGCCGTGAACGGGTGGCACGTGAATTTGGACGCTCTGGATTTCCCCGAGCCTTCGGCGGTTCTGGGTGCCCCCGCATTCGGCGGTTTTTATGACGCCCAAGCGTCTGGCAACTTGCTGTTCACTGCGGACTTGACGGGTGATCCAGCAGCTCCGGGACTGGGCGCATCTTTCGGAGCCGACGCCCGAAGCATGAGACTCCGTTTCAACGGAGTCGGTTCGAAGCTTACGCCCAGAGGTTCCATCCTGGCATTCACAGAAGGCATAGTCGGTGGGACGTCAACCACGCGGTACGTGAGCGTTCATTCTGCGGAACCGGACGCTACAGGCTCAAACCAGGAGGACGATAGCGTTCCAATCGCGCAGACGGCTTGGTCCGAGGTAGGAACTCAGCAGAATTCGATTCGCAACAATGCGGCGGTTGATTTTGGTATTCAGGCGACGGACCTCCCCGACCTCATGTGGGTGGCCTTGCGAGAAGGTGCGGCGGCGAACTCAGCAGTGCTGTGGAAGGACGCTTTCGACAACAACCCGGACGACCCGGCTGTTGGGGACCGTCTCACATTCCCCGAAAACATGATCACGATCACGGCGACCATAGACTAACCAAGTTCTGAACTGGACTGGTAGGACGGAGAACCGCCATGGCCGCCGGTGACGTCTACGCGGTAGTTCCTAGCACGTCTTCTGGCGCGAACAGATTGCGTCGCCGCAGCGGGTGGGCCGGCGTGTGGGACAGAGGCATCACTCCTCCGTCTACAAACAGCAGTGGAATGGCTTTCGATCCGGCAGGTAATCTATATGTATCGGATGCCAGTAGGAATCGTATTTACCGTCGCGCAGGAGGTTATTCGGGATCTTCTTGGGACGCGGGGATAACTCCTCCATCGGGTGTAGGAGGGAGTATTTTCGGCATTGCGTTCGATTCGGCAGGAAACCTCTATTGTGTATTTGGGAATTTCCCAAATCAAAGAATCTATCGCCGAGCAGGAGGTTATTCGGGGCCATCTTGGGATGCAGGCATATCTACCCCAGGTGGTACTAGTATTTTCGGCATTGCGTTCGATTCGGCAGGAAACCTTTATTGTGTAGGAGGTACAAATCCAGACAGAATTTATCGCCGTACAGGAGGTTACTCGGGAAGTTCCTGGGATGCGGGCGTTACTCCACCGAGTAATAGTTCATACGGTATAGCTTTCGATGCAGACGACCGCATATACGCTAACAATTTCGGTTCCGGAAGAATATTTCGTCGCACTAATTACACGACCGGGGTTTGGAATAACGATAGCATTACAGACGGCACTACGGGATCGGGTGTCCCACGCGCTCGTGCCATAGCGATAGAACCTGCAGCCTCAACACCCTCTGCTACTACTGTACTTCTAAACACACCAGGTGCCGGAAATTGGGTTGTTCCTCAAAATGTTCGTTCTTTAGATGTAGAGCTTGTTGGTGGTGGTGGTAGAGGAGCGGACGCCGCTGTAGGAGGCAGAGGCGGCGCGGGACGCGGAGGAGGTGATAGCACTTTCGGTACGTTGTCAGCAGAAGGTGGTGGTGGTGGGGGTGCTGGTGGAAGCTCATTTAATGGTTTTTCAGGAGGTGCAGGAGGAGGACCAGCAGGTGGAGGTGGAGGTGGAGCTGCACAATCTCAAGCTGGTGGAGGTGGAGCCGGTTCAGACGGAGGGTCGGCCGGAACTTCAGGGGACATCGGTACCCGTTCAGGTGGCGGAGGGAATGGTCCGTCGGGAGGTACAGGAGGTGTAGGGCGCGCAATAGGAACTGGACGCGGTATTGGAGCAGGTGGTGGAGGAGGCGGAGCTAGTGGTGGTAGAGCATCAGGTGGTGACACCAATATAGATGGTGGTGATGGTGATGGAGTTCCGGGCGAAGCCTCCGACAATCCCGGTACAAGCGGTGGCAGTGGTAGGTCCGGGGCAGCTGCTATTTCAGGACTGTCCAATTATGGAGCAGGCAGAGGTGGTACCGGTTCCACTGTACAAGCTCAAGATGGTGGAGCGGGTGGCGGTGGCGGTGGTGCTTATGTACGTAAAAATTCTGTTTCCGTCACACCAGGGCAATCTATAGCTTACACCGTCGGAGCCGCAGGCGGCTCCGGTGCTCAAGGTGGTGCTATTCGTATAAGGTACACGATTGATACTAGCACCCCAGCAGCACCTTCTTTCGACGACGCTACCGGAGACGCAGTAACTTGGGTGTCGGGTAGGACCATCCCGCCCATTAGCGTCCCGCAAGCGAATGGTAATCCTGCACCAACGTATGCTGTTGTAGGCAATCTTCCAACTGGAATAGCGTTTGATGCAACTAATGTAGAAGCACTACGAATTACAGGTGCCCCGGTAGGGCGTCCATCAGGTACCATCACAATACGTGCCACAAATTCCGAAGGCACAGCCGATTGGACTATTGATTACTCGACGGACCCGGCGCCACCTGCTGGAGTACTGACGGAAACTGCAGGAGATGGAGGCACCGGTAGTACTTTCATAACTTTTAATATGGTTCCTGGTTTTCTAATTCCAGCTTCCCTAGTTGCAGGAGGAGCCACAGCCTACCTCGTCAGGGTAGAGCTCATTCCGGACCTTGGCAATGTTTCGTTGTACACTAATGCCTCTACGGTATCGTCCGTATTTAGTGGATTGACTTCCGGACCCGAGCTTACGGAATTATGGGAGCAGTATGCTGAAGCGCTGACAATAAGCGCAGGTGGTAGAAACCTTGTAATACCTGGTCCTAATGCTGCGGGATTAAGCACACGAGATTCTACCGAACCCTATTCCTGGGCGGTCGCGGAAGGTGCCGCACGAGATGAGTTCCGCGCGTTTCATACGGCGTACCGGGCGTTATCGCTGGCTGCCCGGAACGCTACAACGGTCACTCTTCGAGATGGACCACTACCTGTAGCACCGTCATGGAATACCGACACCGGTCCCGCTATTACCGGTGTAGCAACAAACGCCATCGCCCCGATCATAATTCCAGCAGTTGACGTTGGCATTCCTGATCCAACTTACGAAGCCTCCGGGGTTCCTGCTGGGCTAGCATTCAACCCCGTCACTAGGGAGCTTAGTGGTACACCGGCTGCCGCTGGCACAGGTACGATCACGATCACCGCGACGAACAGCGCAGGGTCGGATACGTACACTCGGAACTATGCGTTCACGGACCCGAATCAAGCGCCTGCGGTAGCCATCGCAACGCAGGCGCAAACGGTAGACGGTGGTGCTGTAGTGCAGCTAGCGGCGATGGCTAGCGACGCCGATGGAACGATTGTTAGACAGCAGTGGACGGCAGCTAGAGGGGCGTTTTCAAACGCAGCTATTTTAGGACCTACTTGGACGGCTCCAGCACGTACTAATCAACGGCAGCCAATCACCCTTAGGCTCACCGTAACGGACGACGACGGAGCGACCGCATTTGCTGAAGTAGTAATTACTGTTCGCACAAACGTCCTGTCTGATTGGGTAGTGCCTCAAGGTGAAGAACAGGCGTGTGCTGCGGTGATACAGGTCGCTCGCAACGGTGACCTGAGATTCCTGAATGGTGTGATACTAGATGGTGACTTGGAGCTCACGGACAACTTCGCATTTGATCGTGTAGGAGCCTATCCAAATCCGAACCGAGCTAACTTTGCGGATGCTGTAGGCACGGCGATCAACGCCCGCACTTTGTTCGCAGGAAGCGGAGACTTCTCAGAAGGAACGATTTATGTACAAGATACGGCTGGTGTAGTAGGTGAAGACGTTGCAGACATCCCCGACGCACAGCGTGGAGGGGCAGGAATCAACGTCCTGCAATCCGAAAACGCTGAGCTGTTCAACAAGGTTAACGGATGGCAGACAGGCGACAATGTAATAGTAGCGTTTACCATTCCTCTCGTTGTACGTATAGCAGCCGACTTCGAGGCCAAGATAGAAGGTTCGTCGAGTCTTTCGATAACAGAACCAAATTCTGTCCGTATTGCAGCCGACTTTGAAGCCTCGGTAATCGGTGATTCAAGGTTAGATGTAGTAGAACCTGATGCAGTAAGGATTGCAGCCGACTTTGAGGCTGTGGTAGAAGGTTCGTCTCAGTTAGTTGTTACGAACCCAGTTCGTATCTCGGCCGACTTCGAGGTTACTGTAGCAGGTACATCGGCTCTCTCAGTAGTAGGGCCGGATGCAGTTCGAATCGCAGCCGACTTCGAGGCTACTGTAGCAGGTAGAAGTGAACTGCATCTAGTTCTGTCTTCATTAGACTTGTCCTTATTTGATCGAACTAGAAAAACAGTAGACTTTGCAGCTCTTATCCGACGTTCTAGTGACACCTATCTATATGCTGACAGTAGCCGATTAGGAACTGATTCACCTGTAGAGGGAGAGGTTGGATTTGGTAGCAGTGAGACATTGATTTCTCGCATTTGGTGGCGTGAAAACAGTTGGTTGGAGTTCAACGACGATGACTCACCAAGCGCTGCGAACATAGGGGACTATTTCGGTCCTTCTGGTGCTGGTCATAGTCAAGCTCTGTACTTGATTACCAAGGACGGTAGAGCCGGTGTCAGGGTAGCAGACATCTATTCCTCCACGTATCCTGGAGGAGGCAACAGCATTCAGTTTGGTAGGGATTCTAGTAACCCGATTCCAAACGACATGCTGATGTTGTTCAATTCTATAGGAGTAGGTGACAGTTTCATTATTGCCCTTGCACAGTCTGACCCAGTTCGAATCGCAGCCGACTTCGAAGCTGCGGTGATAGGTGATTCGAGATTAGATGTAGTAGGGCCGGATGCAGTTAGAATCGCAGCCGATTTTGAAGCTACCGTAGCAGGTACATCGGCCCTATCCATAACAGAACCTGATGCAGTAAGGATTGCAGCCGATTTTGAGGCCGTGGTAGCAGGTTCGTCCCAGTTAGGAATCACGCAAGGTGTCCGTATCGCAGCCGATTTTGAAGCTACCGTAGCAGGTACATCGGCCCTATCCATAACAGAACCTGATGCAGTAAGGATTGCAGCCGATTTTGAGGCCGTGGTAGCAGGTTCATCCGACTTGTCGATTGCAGGTCCCGTCCGAATCGCAGCTGACTTCGAAGCATACGTAGAGGGTTCGTCGAACTTAGTCATTGAGGTAGGTGTCCACAGACTTCGTTTCAATTTGAATTTGGGAGTTCCCGGAGACTGGTTGTTGGGTGGGGTTGACGGGTTTGTTAACCAGTTGCTTATTTATGACGACGGGGACGTGGAGCTTCGACTCAGGTCCGGCATACAGTTCACCACAGAGGCTCTCAATAACCTGCAGCTATCTTTTGGTGGTGTAACCGTAAGAGGGCTACAAGTAGGTAGGTGGACTCCGTCCAATACGGATGCGGTGCTCGCATTCTATAACTCGTATGACGGATCTGCGTCGGCAGACATTTCTCTTACCTTCCCACAAAGAAGCGCAGAGCCTGATTTTGATTACCAGTTGGTTTCCCCGCAGCCGCTTGGATCCTCGCCTCCCATAGATTCAATGGGTGCGATTGGAGTTACCAATCGAGTCACTCTGGAATGCTTGGTGGAGGGGATTCGGTCCATAAACGACCTGTCCGCAGAAGTATTCCTGGTGCCCTTGTCCAATGCGATTCATGATGCTGAGACAGGTCCCATACCTCCATACGACCCGAAGCTTACAGTTCCTTATGGGTTGTTGCCTCAGCTCTTGGAGATTCCTAGGGATGGATTGCCTGGGGCGGATGCTGTAGAGTGGTTCAATGGTAACGACGCCCCCACGGATGATATAGGGGATGACGGAGACTTTTATTTACAGACGTCCAATTCGGACGTGTGGGAAAAGAGGAATGGTTCGTGGGTAGTGGTAGCCAGCTTTAAGGGGGCGCAAGGTGCTACATGGTTTACAGGACCGGGACAACCCGCAGCCAGCCTCGGGGGTGACGGGGACTACTACTTCCAGACTTCGGACGCATCTATATGGAGAAAGGATGCTGGTGTTTGGACGTACTTGGTAGACATTGACGGAGCCGACGGAGCCACGTGGCACTCGGCATCCGGTGTACCGGCATCCACATTGGGCAAGCTTGGAGACTTCTACTTCCGAACTGACCAAGGTTATGTGTACGAAAAGATAGGTACCATGACTTGGATGTTCTTGTACGACCTGACAGGTCCACAAGGAATAAGAGGGGCAACCTGGCACACAGGTGCAGGTAATCCCTTGCCTCGCCACGGTGTAGATGGAGATTTGTGGTTCAATCATTCGAATAGCACAGTGTGGTCTAAGGCTGGAGGTGTTTGGTCTCAAATAGCGGATTTGGCAGGAGCCGACGGAGCAACTTGGTATTCGGGTTCCGGTATTCCAAGTAACTCTCTAGGTAACAATGGAGATTGGTACTTCCGTACTTCTACAGCTACTATATGGAGAAAAGCGAGTGGTACTTGGTTTCGGCAGGTAGACATTGATGGAGCAGATGGAGCAGACGGAGCAACTTGGTATTCAGGTTCTGGTGCCCCATCAGCCAGTTTGGGCAGGGTAGGAGATTGGTACTTCCGTACTTCGAATGGTTGGGTGTATCAAAAGACTTCTAACTTTGTGTGGACCTTCCGCAGAGACATTACAGGCCCGCAAGGCCCGCAAGGTGACCCCGCGGAAATTCCCGGTGCTATTGGAGGAACAAGAACTATACCAGAAGGTAGTTTTGTTGCGGTATATACGGCACCTGTCGGAGTAACTCCATCTTCTGGTACGTACACTACAATAGCGTTTACTTACACACAAACAGGTGCTAGTAGCATAAGAGTAGGTTCAGCACTTATACCTTACGCTACAAGCTCTCGAACAGCAAGGGTAGCTATTTCCTCGGAGGGAGGAACCAGTAGAAGTGATCCTATTTTTCTTTATGCTTATTGGTCGGCAAGGGTACTATATATAGGACGTTCAGGAAGTGTTACATTGAGTAATGCTACATTTCAACGAGCAGCCATCATCCAGACTACTTCGTAGGGGGTTACTATGTTATTTTCACAAATTGTGGAAGTGATGAATCAGATTTTTATTTCGTACTCAGACAGAGGTTCTGGTCCAGTAGTTCTTCCTGAAACGGTCATAAAGATCCTCGAAGATTTGGATAAGGGTGTTGAGGAAGAGGTTACCGAACTAGATTGGGATTCCATTGTGTGGCCCTCTTCTCTGGTAAAACCAAAATGGATTGAATTACCTTCTTTGCTTATGCAAGAGAGAGTTGGTAATCTTAAGTCTGATTTATTGACAGGTTTAATTAACCAAGAAGAGTTGCGAATAACGTCCGCATATATAGGGGACCAAGATGTACCTCAGAATACTGTACAGGAATTGTTGTATCGTATACGAGTTTCTGCTGAGACATTGACGGAAAAGAACGAGGAACGAGATCGTCTGCACGCAAAAGCAAAAAGTATACGAGCCTGGCTTTCAGATCCTGCTCGTACTATTGAGGAATTGGAAAAGTTTGATCCAACAAACGACACAAACTGGGCAAAGGACTAACAGGAGATATCTAATGGCTAAGACACAACCGAAGATCACAAATGTAGACCGCGTGGAGGGCGTCAAGTTGTACCTGCAGCAAGCCCTCACCCGAATCACGGCATTGGAAGACGCCATGAGAGGAGATCGCGCGACGATGGTGCAGGTTGAGGTGGCGCGAGATGAGGTATCAGAGGCGAACAAACTGATGCAAGGCGTTTTCAGAAGCGCAAAGGCAAAGGCCTCTCGCACAACTTGACGCCTTTATATTTTCGCCAATACGTTTCTATGTAATTCAGGGAGGCTGCTCAGACATGGCAACTTTGCGAAGAACGGGACCGGCGGTAGCCGCACCCGGTACTCTGGTCGCTCCGGAAGACGGTACGGCTCTGGGCCTTGCCAGTCAGGTCATGGCTGAAGCAATTGCTTCGCAAGATCTAGAGTCGCTCATTGGTCATACCGCAGGAGACGGAGCCCCAGCACAGGATGGGACTGTCGTGTCTCTCCTCTATGAAGATACGAGTACGATGCCAACCACCCTGTACCTCCGTGCCGGGATTACCCTCGCTGTTGATGGTACGATACAGAGTGTGGCGTATCGTGCGTTAGGGGAGGGCACAGGAGGTGTCCCAGTGGATAGGGAGGCGATCATTGACGCGATGGGTGCGTTGATCGCGATGCTTCCTGAATTCACGTATGACCCCGCAACGGATCGCTTCACATTCGGCCTCCAGAACGATTCGGTGTCGGCCCTAAAGGCGCTTGCTGGTAATGACGAGCAACGAGCAGCGTGGGCTCAGAAACTGGCTGTGCTGAGTACTGCGGAGTTCAATCTGGAACGGCTGAAAGATTTAACGTTCCTCCCGAAAGTGTCTCCGGGGTTCGTGGACCTGTCCAACATACCACGGCGTTTCTTTGTGCGTGCCGACTTCAGGCAAGAGTTGTACCAAACTGCAACGGTCCTGCGAATGATTTTCGCAGGACAGACGAGAACCCAAGCCATTGTACTCAACCAGTCCTCTAACGAAGTGACTGGGACATTTGCGATTGATGATGCGCCACGGGCAGTATTGGAGGCTGGCGCTGCGGGGGTTGAAGTTTCGTTTGTTGTATCCCTGCTGGATGAACACGGTGTTACTCTCGTGTCTAAGAGCATCGAGTTGGAGGTAGTGCGAAGTGCCGCACACCCCGACTCGTTGACCAGCATCGCGCAGTCGTTCAACGAAATGATCGCGCAACCGACGCAAGAAGCCCGCATCTATTCCAAGCCGAATTACACGGAGACGATTGTCAACCGTGATGACCTGGATGGGGACTACGCACTGGTGCTAGGCGTCCTTAGCACTCTCGGTTACGGTGACCGAGGCGTGGACGTGGATTCGCTGCGCGTCTATGTGCGGGCAGCAGACAGATCAACCACGGAAGTGCACCGAGAGGATTGGACACTCGTTCAGGACAATCGCGTTATCGACTTCAATATCAGCGCTTCAGAGGAAAGCGGTGCGGGCGGCCGTATACAACGCGATGCTCAGGGCCGCCATTCTTACCACTTCATAGTGGTGTTCTACGATGATGTTACGCCAGTCTACACAACCGTCGACCCTGCGGTGCTGTGGCTGGAAGACGAAACCCACGTAGTGCGGGAGTTGCCCGAGTATCCCGAAGAGGGTTCGAGGGACAACAAGATTCCCAAGTTCAACGGTGATGCTATAGGTTGGGAAGATGATGCGGTTGGGCTGACAGAGGCGGACGTCGCTAGAATCATTCGCGACAACATAGACACGATTCGGATCAGACCCAGCTATTGGTCGACCGAGAATGACGACGCCCGGAACTACTTTATTCATTTGCACTCGGGGGCGGTTCCTTCCGGTACTACGCATCTTCAACTCAACATCAAGGGTGCCGTAGTTCGCGTTGAGTACGTGCTCGCGGACGAGGACTACGTCTTTGCTTTCAATGCGGCGGCTGCAGGCAACACCAACCGTGCAATAGCTCGCGACGGCGAGGAAACTCTTCAAGCGCAGTTAACGTACCAGGATCGTTCGGGGGCACAGCCGCTAGATTTAGAGAATCACAATTTCCTGCTTGAGGTGGTTGCCGAGACTCCCACCGACGCGTCTTCAGTTGCAGACGACCTCACTGTGGAAATCGCTGCTCGTCAGGCCGGCGATGCCGCACTCGGCGCTCGTGTCACTACATTGGAAGGCCTTCCTGCATTGCCGGAACTGCCCGCCGCAGGTTCTCGCGATAACAAGGTACCAAAGTTCAATGGTGACGTGCTCGGATGGGAGGAGGACGCTCAGGGAACGGACGCAGCGATTCCCGACAATAGTCTTCTGCCAATCAAGGCGCAGGCCGACACCCCGGAACGGCAGCGTGCGTGGCGAGACCGACTTGCGGCCGGACAGATATCTGCCGGTAATACGTTACCAGATCTTGCGGAAACCAATACCGGTAGGGACGTCAGGGTAATAACGCAGAATGTTGCGGACGGATTGTCTTTCGTGGATCTCGCAGATCCTACTACCAATCTAACATCCGCCATTGCTGGTGATGTGATGATGGTCCTGCTTCTTGGGACCAAGAGGTGGGTGCGCGTAGGTAATTTGTTGAGACGAGGCGGGGATAGCACAGACCAGACCGCGCGCGACGGCGCGCAGGAAGCGTTGGCCGCCGCGCAGTCGAATAGTGAACGTTTGGGTGTTGTAGAACAAAAGACAGCCGACGTTGACTTGGCAGTTGATAGTTCGGTATGGGCTGCCGCACCAGCACAGGAAGTGCAGATAACGGTCATCCCTGAGTCGAGCACGCTGCACGCACAAATCCTCGACCGCTCATTCGACCCGGCTGACCTTACAAATGCCCAAGTGTGGGCATCGGCGGTTGCGACGACTGCGGTCAATGATATCGTCTTGATGCGCCTTAGGGACGGACTAGATAACCTCCGTTACCGCTATACTATTGACGGTGCGCCGGAGCCAATCTACGAACACAACAAACTCCCGAACGCCGCGGCTCCCTGGACTTATTTCAACCTGGCACAATTTGCAGCGGGCCTGGATGTAGTGATGCAGAAGCGCCGGGACGCCACGCATGGTATTTGGAAGGGTGAGCTTGGCGGCCAAGCGCTGGCACCAATCACTGAAGAAGCCACCGCGCGGGAGCAAGGCGACGAAACTCTCAATGCTCTGATTTCTCCGTTCAACCAGATTGACGTGACTCCACATTCTCTGTCCGGGACGGTGCTGCCCGAACAAATAACCGTCTCGCTTGAAGATCCTAACACCAAGGCGGACAGTATCGCGAAGGTGCGTGTAAGGTTGCAGGGCACGATCCTTGGCACGACGGCGGTAGCGTCAGGCAACTTCGGTGGGATTAGTGATGCCAACAACGTTCTTTCATTCAACGTTCCAGACCTAGTCAGGAGGAACATTGCGAATAACGCGGCACCAGCTGTAGATGTAGATGTCGAGTTCTTAACGGCGGCAGACGCGCGTGTACATAATCACAGAGCGCGCATTGCGAAACGGGTGGGCAGTAATTCATATCCTCATGCTCTTACATCCGCCGCCGCTATCACATGGAACGCTGATAGTACGCTTCGCGCTACTTTGGCGTTGGGTGTAAATGCGGTATTGAACATAACAAATGGGCAGCCCGGAGACGCAGCGATTCTCACGGTGACACAAGCCGCGGGTGCCTCGCGCACGCTAACACTCAATGCTGCTATAGCTAGAGGTGATTTGCCGCAGCCGAGGATGCCGAGCCACGCCACGGAAGTTCGTAAGGTCCACCTGAGTTTTATCAAGGACGGGGCTACTTGGACCTACCTTGGAATGCTTGGTGAGCCTCGACCAGGGTGGCGTGCACTCGCAGGTGCCAGTCCGTATACGGTGCTGCCGACGGATGACGAGTTTCGGATTGAGGTGAACCATACTAACGCTCATGTTTACTCAATTGATATTGCTAGGGTTCAGTTGGTTCCGGGCACGGCAAAGGAATTTAATGTAGAGGCAAACCGTGCTGACCAAGAAAACATCAGTGCTACAACTGTTCAAGTGACATTGAACGAGGCAGGTACGGAGTTAACTACGACCTTAATGGTCGCCGGAGGCGCTGCCCATTGGTCTATTGTTGCGGCCTACGCCAGATAGAAAGGAGGAGAGTTCTATGAACACAGGAATACTCCGAACCACTGAGGATGGATCTACTTACATTGGCAGGTCGGACTTGGGTTTGCCAATGGATGCTAATCTGACTTCAATGGGTTGGCATATTTCAGACAGTAACCCAATGCGTTTCGCTATTTGGAATGGTCATCAATTTGAAACAATAGAGGGAACCTTCGTGGAATCGTCCAGAGGGAGATTCCACATAAAGTTTGGCAAGCAGCCTCATGAATATCTTGCGGCTTTGTACTACCCCATCGACCCACGCATGGCGATCGGAGACATTGTAAATGCCACTACCGCCTACCCGAACGCCGACAACACCGGATGGCTCTTCGCGCACTGCGACAAGGACTTCCATATCGACCACGAGTTCAAGCTGCTCGCGAGCATCACCACGGTATTCGAACGCCAGATGCACGCCCTACACAAGGTGCTTCGGACCGCGACGTACAGCGCCCTCCTGAGCAGCACCTCCGACAGCCGGGACGCATTCGGCGCCGCAAGCCGCGCGTATGACTACCTCGGGAACTTCCGCGAGGATGTGAAAGCGCATGTCCTCGCCGAGGCTCGCAAGGTGCATCTCGGCTACTATCATCAGAACCCGCACGAAGCGCACATCCACGACCCCGTCGAGAAGGCGATTCTGGCGGTGGGTCAAGACTGGGTTGCCAACAAGCAGGCGATTGTGTGGCAGTCGATTCAGGCGCAAGTTGGCTTCGTCCTCGCGGCCGTGCAGAAGGAGCACGACTACGAGACGCGGTGGGACCGCCTTGTGAACGCCCCGCGGCGTGGTGAGGACCCTGTAGGCGGCTACGAGTACTGCTACACCGCCGTCACCTCGAAGCACGTAATCGAGGGGCACGACAATCTGCCCGATCCCAATTGGGATTTCGATCACCTGCGAAACGGGCAAGTGTTGCGTGGCAACTACACGTATCGCGACGACGAGCCCAAGGCCAGCGCCTTCCTCTTCGTGGCTGTTCGATTCCGACGTCCCATTCCCGAAGGTACGCGGCCGGGGCAGGACATTGGCCGGGTGGAGTGGGTGCAAGATCCCGCGTACCTCATCCCGACCAGCTAGGGAAACGACATGCGTCCAAGTAACCTGAGAATCCTTCCGCGCTCTGAGTGGGCGCGGCAGGGCGTTGGCGGCCACTGGCGTGGCGTGCTCGTCCAGTTCGATGGCGACGACGGGAACGACTACCGTCTATTCGCCCGTTCGAGCAGCGTGCATGGTCACCAACCGCTTGTGGACTTGCCACATGGGGCGACGGAGTACGTGCCAGACCCGAACGGCCACATCCATCCGAACAAGCAATTGAACGACGATGGTACGGTCAATCGAGTGCGGTTCGTAAGGACTCCTCCTCGGCGCACGTGGACACAGATTGGGGGATACGAGCAGGGGACTCGGCGGTCCCGAACGCTGGCGAACCGCCCCTTGCATGTTGTTGCGAGTGAGATGCCTGGTAGCGGTCCGTGGCAGATCATGATCGAAGACCGACGGGACCACACGGGCGAGACGCATTCGAATATGGTAGAGTGGAGTGTGTCTCAGCCCTCCTCTGCCGTCGATTCCCGTATGCAACGCATAATCGACGCAACGCGAACATTCACCGGCAGGAGAACACGTAGAGGAGCTAAGCCGTATGTTCGGGACCTCCGCTTGTACGCGGGCATCCCCGACATATCAACCACCGAACGCGACGAAGCGCACAAGGAGGTAAAGAAGTGAGGTTTGTAGCAAAGCACATGAAAGAGTGTGGTCCCGGAGAGGTGTGGTGGATTCTTGATACCAGCACCGACCGCTACACATCCTGGTCACTTGGCAATGGGAACGAGGCACGGGCAATTGCCTCGAAACTTGAAACAGGAGAGATGCAATCGTGAAACCAATCAATCTCAATCCACTGCTCACCGTATGGCTTGCGACGGCCCCGGCTGTATCGCGTGCCCTCGAAGACGGCGACGTGACCGTGAACGAGGCAATCGACATTGCCGCTACGGCTGCGAAGGCGTGCGCGAAGGCGAAGGGAATCAGCAATACGGTGATCGCGACCATCAAGGAACCGGAGGCGGAGTAGCATGCTTGACGATCATCCAATCGCCCGCTGGGTAAGTGTCGCTAGCTTGGTAGCGGGCGTGGGCGGCGGTGCTTGGTTCATCATGGACGAACGGGAGCGGTCCATAGAGCAGACTGAGCGTCTCGCGGAGATTCGTCGAGAACAGGAAGTCATCCGTAGGGAGCTAGCGACACAGACGATTTCCTTGGAGGAGATTCGCGACGAGCAGGACCAGATAGCCGCCCGACAACGCTGGCTCGCAAGTGAGGTAAATCGCGAGGTGGGTTCTTTGGCAATCGACGTGGGACGCCTGATGGAGAGGACGGAAGAATGATTACCCTAAGCCCGCTTGTGTACAAGACGGTACTTTTCAAGTATCGGTTGCTCAAGCCTTACCAGCACTTCTGGCTGTCGAATAGGGCGAAGCACGCCGCGATCGCCGAGGTGCACAAGAACCAAGGTCAGGATGTTGTACTTCGACTGACTGGCAAACAGTACGAAGGCTCGCAGGAAGTGATCATGAATTGCGAGGGACTCCTGATACCGGAGGGGTTCGGGTGGGATGGTGCGACCAAAGCCATTGACACCGCGAACAGCATGGAGGCTTCCCTCGTCCATGACGTGATCTGCGACGCTATCAACGACGAGCAGTTGGAATGGAAGTGGAGACGTATCGGAGACGTTGAGTTCCGACACATACTCAAGGCAGTTGGCATGTCTTGGGTGCGCCGATGGCTGTGGTGGTTGTTCGGAGTGCGACTGTACGCCACGGTCATCAAACCCAAGTAGGAGACAACGTGATGCAGTTAGAGGACTTCCTCGCCGCTCTTGGAGAAAGCGGCAACATAGCGTCGGCACACGCTCGCGCGGCAAGCTTGCGATTGCTCGACGAATACCTGGAGCCCCCGGACGAGGATGGAATCCGGGATTTGAAAACGCGCAAAGTACGAGTGACGTTGCCCGACGGGAAGAAGGTGGTCGTACCAATTCCTGAATGGGCAGCTCTGACAGGAGGCGTCAGCGACCTAGATAGGTTGGTGTACGTCCTCCGCAATGTTCGCGTAAAGCTACCGGAAGGTACGGTGACTGGCAAGAAGGATACGCGAAAGGTGCCCGCCTCGAATACGAGCATGACCTTGAGGCGGGGTGGTGCGATGGCGAACGAGATGACGGCGGACGTTCGCGTCGAGTTCAAAATGGGGCGGCCTCCCGAGCTCCTAGGAGTTCTTCGGGACAAGCTCACAGTGGCGCTTATGGACGCCTTGACCGCAACGCAGAAACAAACTGAAGAGGGCAAGTGACAATGGATATCGAAGCACGCGAAGCAAACTATATGGACAGCCTCGGCGGGAGGCTGGCGGGCATTCTGCTCCCGCTGGCGAATACCCACGTCGAAGCGCAGCGCGGGTACGCGCAGACGGTTGCGGAGATGGCCTCCCAGCCCGTCCCCATGAAGATCGTCATGCGGTTCCGCGGGGAGGAGAAGGTACTCGAGATCGAGATGCCCATGTTCCTCCTCACCTCTCTCCGCCCTATCGACTACGGCGAGGGCACGAAGGTATCGACAAGGTTCTCCGTCAGTGCGCGCGATTCGTCCAGCACCAACGTCGGCAGCAAGGTCGAGGCCGGCATGCAGGCAGGGTGGGGGCCGGTGTCGGCGTCCTTCAAGGCCGAGGTCACCGTCGGGCACGAGCAGCAGCGGGAATCCTCCTGCGAGAGCACCGTGGACGTGGACGTCTTCGTGATCACCCGCGAGCCGCCTGAACTGGTGTCCAAGCTAGGCGACATCTTCATCAACTTCTGCAAGACCCTGGTCGAGGGTGAGGTGAAGAGGATGCTGGCCGAGTCCGAAGACGTGGACGCTCTGCCCGCACCCGAGGCCGCCCCGGCCGACGCAGCCGAGTAACCTCCCACGTTTCAAGTTGGCAAGCACGGAGATCAGTGATATGGACACCACGACCATTCTTGTCATAGTGGCGGCTGTAGAGGGCTTGGTAGGTATCGCAGTCCTCCTCACCATGTTTTGGAAACTGGCGCAGAAGGATGCCGAACGGGCTCGGGACATTCAGGCTGTGCGAGAGATGACGGAGGAGAACTCCAAAGAACTCAAGCAGCATGACGAGGATTGCAAGGCGGATCGCCGTGAAACTTCGGAGCGATTCGAGGAAGGTTCCAAGAAGATGGCCGTGCTTGCCAACAACCAGGAACACATGCAGCGTGACTTGTCTGAGATGAAGGATGACGTAAAGACGCTGCTGAAGCGTTAACCAACTGGAGACGAATCATGAAAGACTTGAGAATTCGATTGCTGTACCTTGCTGTAGGCGTCGCAGCTGGAGTCCTGGTGTGCTTGTTCGCACCCGACGTATCGGCGCACGGCGGAGGCAAGGACGGGTGGGGTGGTCACCACGTCAAGGCGACCGGAGAGTACCACTGTCACACCAACAAGGCGACGGACGACGAGAAGGCACTGTGTGACAGGTATGCGGAGCTCATGGCCCTGCAATCGCATATCGAGAGCCGCGTATGTCCCGAAGCGGAAGTGGCGCAATGCCCCGAACCGGACCCCACCATCGCGCAGCAGATGAAAGCGGCGGAGACCGAGCTCCTGGTCACTCAGGAGCTTCTCGCGTCGTCGAAGTCAGCGGAGACGGCATGGAGGGACCGAGCCACAGCG